CATTATTACCTTCAAGTCCATATTCAGCTAGTAAAGTTGGAAGTGAAAGATTAGCATATTCATATTTTAAGACTTATAATGTTCCAGTAATAATTAGTCGATGTTCCAATAATTATGGCCCATATCAATATCCAGAAAAACTTATTCCATCATTTATTATAAATTTATTAGCTGATAAAAAAGTTTCTTTATATGGGGATGGGTTAAATAGAAGAGATTGGATACATGTTTTGGATCATTGTGAAGCTATATTATTTTTAATAGAAAAAGGAATTATCGGAGAAACATATAATATAGCCGGTGATAGTGAAATGACAAATAGAGAAATAACAGAATTTATATTAAAAGAACTGAATAAAGATGAATCTTGTATTCAATATATCAAAGATAGACCTGGTCATGATAAAAGATATGCAATAGATGATATAAAGTTTAGAAAATTAGGTTTTGTTAATAAATATTCATTTGAAAATGGATTAAAAGAAACAATAATGTGGTACAGGGATAATAGTGGATGGTGGGAAAAATTAATTAAAAATTAAATCAATTTAACTTCTTAAAGTATGAAAAGGCTTTTATCTAAAAAATGATGAAAGCCTTTTGCCATTATAAAAGTGGAATTTAAGATGATAATTAAACATAAATGGAGCAAAATATGAAAAATAATGTATATTTAACAATTGATAATTGTTCTAGTTCAACAAATCATTTATTTTATCTTAATGAATTAAAAAATCGTTATTCTGGTTTTAAATGTACTATTTTTGTACCATTAATGATGATAGACACTTCATTTTTAGATCAGATGAATAATACGGGATTTTTAGAAGTAGCTTGTTATGGATTTTATGGAAGAGGTAGAGAATTTGGAAGTATTAATGAACAACAATTCAATAATAAAATTGATGAAATAGAGACTAGTTTTTCCGGAAAATATATTAAAGGAATGAAATGTCCACAATTTGCATATATTCCAATATCTTATAATGTATTGAAAGAAAGAGATTATTGGATAATTGAGAATCAGTATAATAAAAATCCATTACTTACTGGTATTAAATATTTTAAATATCAAAAAAGTGATGATTCTTATTATTTTGATGGTCATGCAGAAAATAATAATCGTGATAAAAGAGGCATAGATCAATCATTTGAAAAAGTGATTGTTTCGATAGATTGGCTTATAAAACAAGGTGGTATTGAATTTAAATATATTTCAGAATCAATAAAGATAGCGTAATATGGATGTTTCAATTATTATTCCAATAAGAAACCAATCATTATTTGTAGAGATATGTTTGGAATCAATAATTAAATATACTACTGTTAAATATGATATAATGCTTATAGATGATGATAGCAATAAAGAAACAAAGGATGTCCTGAATAAATATTCAAAATATTGTGAGCTAATAACTAATAGTGAACAAAAATGGTTATCTTATAATTGGAATTTAGGAGCTAAATTATCTAAAGGTAAATATATATGTTTTTTAAATTCTGATACAATAGTTTCTAAAAATTGGTTAGAATTTTTAATTGAGCCATTTGTTGAATTAGAAAATATTGGACTATCTGGTCCTACAACTTCTTGTTGCTGGGGGAAACAACAACATTTGAAATATCATAAAAATAGATTTAATTTAAGAAATTCTGTTCATAAAATATCTGAAGAAGTAGCAACTCAATTTGAGAATGATAAATATGAATTTATTGATGTAGTTGGTTTTTGTTTTTTAACTGATTCTAAAATTTTTAAAGAAAATAATATTTATTTTGATGAAACATTTAAAGGACCAGGAAATGAAACTGATTGGATTTTACGAATAAAAGAAAAAAGTTATAAATCAATTTGGGCTAAAAAATCTTATGTTCATCATTTTGGAAGGATGAGTTTTAATGGTGATCTTGGTCATGAAAAAGCTTGGAATTTATGGAAAGAAGGTGATATTTTATTAAATAAAAAATATGGTAGAAAAATATCACTTGTTCAATAAAAGGAAAAATAATGAAGATTAAATGTATTTGTAATGGAAAAGTATATTTATTTTGGGAAAAAATACAAAATACTGAATATAATATTTATAAATGTGAAAAATGTGGTATTTTAGTTTGTGATAGAATATTGGAAGATATTGAAAAAATATATACAGATGATGATTTATATCATATAAAAGAACAATTAAAAATTGGTCATATCCCATATAAAGATAGATTTGATAATGATTATCAAATAGCAAAGACAAGAATAGATAATTTAAAAACTGCTTTATCAATTCAAACATTTATTGGAAAAAGAATATTAGATGTCGGATGCTCTAATGGGGCATTTTTGAAATATTGTTTTGATAATGGAATGATTATAAATGGAATAGAACCAAATGAAAATATTGCTAAATTTGCAATTTCAAAATTAAATTCTAATTGTATAGATATAAATTTATTAGAAAATACAAATTTTAATAGTAATTTATTTGATTTTATTTTTATGCATGATTTAATTGAGCATTTTAAGAGCCCAAAATTGGCATTACATATAATAAAAGCTCTATGCAAAAAAGATGGGTGTTTAATTATAGATACACCAAATACTGATTCAATAGATTTTAAAGAAAAACAACAAAATTGGAAACATATAAGACCATTAGAACATATATGGTATTTTAATCCAGAACAATTATCTAATGTATTAAATAAAATAGGATTTGAAATAATTCATATTGATTATCCATTAGAAGGCAAATTTGTTATATATTCAAAATTGAAATGAAAATGAATAATGATAAAGATAGAAAAAAAAGTAATAAATCCAAATAAAAAATATGATAAGAAAATAATATTATCATGTTGTTTTTTTAAATTGGGTGATAAGATAGTTTCAGAGTCATGCATTAGAGAATATATTAGACGCAATCCAAATCATTATGTTATAGTAACTGAATTAGATGAATTTATAAATTCTTTAAAAATGGAAGATATTGTAGAAGCAGATGAATTTTGGACAATAAAAGGGTATGGAGAAAATACAAGATCACAATTTATAAACAAATTTATTTATGAAGCATTCCAAGATAATGTAAATTATATTAAAACATATCACAGTGGTTTATATGATGAATTAAGAAAAATAAGAGTTGAAAGAAGTTGTGTTTTCTTAGAAAATAATGAATTAAGAAAAGCTGAAATTTTTCCAAGATTTAAAATAAAAAATGAATATATTAATTGGCTACATGGATGCCATAAATTTTTAAAATTAGATAAAGATAAAATAAGAATATGCTTTCATTTTAGAAATTGCAATAGTTCTACTATTAGAAATGTTGACCCAGAAATATATGGAAAATTTGCATTAAAACTAAAAGAATATGGATTCGAAATAATAAATGTTGGTTCAAAAGAAGATTTAAATTTAGATTTAAATAAATATGAAATAATTGATTTTTCAAAAGATAATTTATCTGTTAATAAAACAGCAGTATTAATTTCGACATGTGATTTATATATCGGAGGTGAAACTGGAACGACAATGTTAGCTGCTGCAATTGGAATACCAATTATCGCAATTAGTTACATTAATACACATGCTTTACCATATACAAAAAATTGTAGAATAGAATTTAAAAAAGATCATGATCCGACATTTAAACAATTATTTAAATATGTAAATGAATTGATTAATCGAAAAATTGAAATAAATAGAATAGAACAGATTATTAAAAATAGAATAATTAAGAAATCATATAATAAAGAAAAAATTGATAAATGTATAATTACAGCATGTAATTTTCAATTGGGTGATAAAATCGTATCAGAATTGTATTTTAGAAAATTTAGAGAACAAAATCCAAATACTCATTGTATATTATTGGAGACAACTAGAGATATTAAAACATTTAGTTTATTTAATTTATCTCTTTTTGATGAACATTGGGTAATTGAAGGAAATATAGATTTTGAATTACTTCTTTCTAATTTAATAAGCAATAAAATAGATAGATTTATATCTTTACAAACTGGATTTGGGTATTTTTATGATAAAGTTAAAGAATTCAATGAAATATCAATTTTTAATTTTGCAAATAGTTATAAAATAAGAAAAATTTATCCAATTTTTAATTTGGAAAATTGTTATATTGAATGGGCGAAGAATAATCCAAAATTTAGATACAATAAAGGAAGAAAAATAATATGTTTTCATATTAGAAATATAGATAGAGATATTTTTAGAAATATGGATTGCAATTTGTATATTGATATTATGAAAACATTAAAAAAATATAATTTTGAAGTTATTAATATTGGTTCTTTAGAAGATGATGAAATTCCATTTGATGAATATCAAATTGTTGATTTTTCAAAAGATAATTTAAATGTGTTTCAAACTGCAGCGTTAATTAAATTATCAAATTTATTTGTTGGAGGTGAAACTGGAACAACAATGTTGGCAGCTTCACTTAACGTTCCAATAGTAGCAAGTAGTTATGTCAATAAGAATGTTATACCATATATAGATAGTAAAAAATGTAATATCATATTTAAAGGTAAAAATGGAAATGGATATACTGAACCAAATAAAAATATAATTCTAAATTCAATATTAAATATGTTAAATTATAATACAAATTTAAATTATAATAGTAATGTAAATGAAATGATAAGGATGGTAATGTGAAACCAATTGCAATTATTACACAAACTTATAATAGATTAAATTTTACAATGGAATGTTTAAGTAGCATATTTGCTAGAACGAGATATCCTTATAAATTAATTGTTATAGATAATGCATCAACAGATGGAACAAGAGAATATTTGAAATTTTTACATAATAAAAGTTTAATAGATAAATTAATATTAAATGAAACAAATATGGGTATAGGACACCCAAAGAATCAAGGTTATACATCTATTGATAAAGAATGTGATGAAAGATATTTTATATTAACAGATTCTGATATTGTTTTTCCAATGACAAAAAATGATTGTTGGTTGACCCATTTAATAAAATTAATGGAAGAACAAAGCAAAACTTTAGCAATGATTTCAGTAGATTTAGATCCAATTAATGGAACGCATGATTTAGATTGGTGGTTTAAAGGAAAAAGACAACATTTTGTTGTTGGAAGCAAATTAAGAGAATTTGCTGAAATATCAACTGGTTTTCACGGTTCTTTAATAAAACGGAAAGATTGGGAAGAATATGGAGGAGCATGGATATCTGAAACTTCTACATATGGGCGTGTAGATGAACATTTTAGAAATTGGGTTTATAGAAATAGAAAAGGTAAAATAGGAGTTTGGAAAGGAGAGAATCTTGGGGATGGTAATGTGATACCAAGATATGGAGTGCATCTTGGATGGAGTGACCCAACTTTATTTTATGATTATCATATTTTTAAAAAACAAGAAAGAGAAAAAGTAAATCAAGAATGGAATATAAGAGGTATTAAATAATGGAAACAAGAAGCAAAAGATGCCTTCAGATTTTTACAACTATTTATGGTTTATTGGGGGATATTATTGAACTTGGATGTAGTAGTGGGCATACCACCATAGAATTAGCAAAATTTATAAAAGAGTATAAATTAAAAAAGAAAATTTATGCTTATGATACTTTTGAAGGCTTACCATATCAAAGTGGAGAATTAAATGCAGATTTGAAAAAAGGTGAATGTAAATGTTCTTTAGAACAATTTAATAAGAATATTATAGAAAATAAAGTTGAAAACATAATAATTCCTGTAAAAGGGCTAATTGAAGATACTCTTAAATCAAATGTAAATTTTTTTTGTTTTGCTTGGTTTGATTTAGATTTATATGAATCGACTCTATTTGCTTATAAAGAAATAGAAAATAAAATTGTGCATAATGGAATAATTGGTTTTCATGATTATGGTTTTTTTCGTTGTCCAGGAATTAAAAAAATTGTTGACAATGATATCAATAAAGATAAGTTTAAAATTTATAACATTATAGATTCTTGTATATTCTTAAAAAGGATTTAACATGAAATATGCTTTTTTAGTAGATAATTATAGAGATTTAATATTCTATGAAGATGTCATAAAAAAAGACTTTATTCCAGTTAATATTTTTTGGGACAATCAAACCAAAGAAAAAGAATTAAAAAATGAAATAAATATATATGTTCCAAATATTGCGCTTCAATTAAGCAGAGATAAAAATTTTTTAGGATTTAAATATGATTTAGATCATGATTTTATTTTGGAATTTTATTATAAAATGTATAATAATAATTTTTATAAATTTGGAATAGATTTGATGGCACGTATAAACTATTTATATCCTTATTTTAATGATTTGATAAAAGAAAATGATATTGTAATTTCAACTAATTCTGGTTGTTGGTTTTCAAGATTATTATGTGAAATATGTAAAAATAAAAATGCTACATTCTATTTTTTCGAAAATTTCTTTTTTCGTAATAATTTTCAAATTAGTAAAATACCATTTACAAATTCAAAATATGGTTTTCCTGAATTAAATAGATTATTTTATGAATCAGAATACAATAATGATGATATAGATTTTTATTATAAATATATTAAAAATAGAATATCTAAATATGAACAAGAAGATTATGATATAGAAAAAGACTATGATATTTTTATAGTTGGGCAAATTCCAGATGATACTAATGTAATATTATTAGACAAACCATATAAAAATTCAGAAGAATTATGTTATCAAATTGCAAAATTAAATCCACATTTAAATATAATATATAAACTACATCCTTTATTAAAGGAGAGAGGTTTTTTTATTGATAATAAAGTACTTGAATTAGAAAATGTATTTGTAACAACTAAAGCATCAATTCATAATATTTTTAATAAGGTAAAAGAAGTATATACTATAAGCTCAACTGTTGGGATAGAAGCTCAATTATTTGATAAAAAAGTTAAATGGTTTTCAGATACAACTTATAAAGATTTTAATTTAGAAAAAAAAGAAAATACGTATAAATTTATAAATGCCTGTAGAAAATATATGTTCGAACTTGAGGATTTATGGACAAAAATAAAGTAAAATATTTTTTAACTATTCATATTTCCAATTGCTTGTATAATGGTACATCATATTTGGAAGATTCAGATAGATTAGTTTTATCAAGTGAATTTTCTAAATTTTTTAGAGATATACCTGGAATAGAATTTAGAGGTGTGGGGTTTACTATTGTTCGCGGAAATCATAATAGCCTTAATATTGGGATGGGTGGGGCTTTTTATAATAATAAAGAAAATATCACTAGAACCGAAATGTTTTCTTTAAGAGCTAAAGTTAGAAAAATTTTAAATGACTATATTAGAGATCTGTCTTTTAGTGAAGTTAGAATAGAGGTAACTAAAGAAATTGGTCAAAGGTTTAATGAATGAAAAGAATATCAAAAATTCGAATTATAATATCTAATTGTTTATTGGATGGTAGTTCCTTTCTTGAACAAGATAAGAATTTAGAACAAGTTATAAGGGATAAATTTATTTCATGTGGAATTGATTTTAAAGGTGTTGGTTCTAATACAGTTAGGGGAAATCATAATTCTTTTACTCTTTCAATAGATGGAGTTATTGAAAGTAGAGTTAAAATAAATTTACCTGGTTTTGTTAGACAAATGTTAAATGAAATAAATGGTCTGCATTATTCAGAAGCTAGAGTAGAACAAACAATAATATGGGATAAACAATCTGAAGCAGCAAGAATAATAAAAGAATTATACGGGATCACGTTAAAATAAAAGTGGAATTGAGAATTTAAAACATGGCAACAATACATAGATCTAATAGAATTTACATATTTGGAGTTGAAATAAATGGAAGTATTTGGCTAAGTGAGAACATTATCGATGAATTTAAAAATGCTTTAATTCAAAATTGTCCAGATGTTAAATTTTCTGTTTTAAAAGTTCAATCTGTATTTAGTAGTAAAGAGACACAATCTAATATTCATATAGATGGAATAATCTATAGAGGATTGCAATTTTTAAATGTTAATGACATAGATGAACTTAGAATATATATAAGAAGTGGATTAGAAAAATATTTTAATAATATAAGAATAAGCAGAATAGATATTGTAAATGATATATTTTATGAAGACCCCACAACGGGATATTAAAGGAAAAATGCATGGTTAACAAACAAATAAAATGCCCTTATTTTAGAATGTTATGTTTAAGAGAAAATTGTGTGGCTTTTAATGCATTTACAACTGAAAAATTTACTGATTTACAAGGAAATAGAGTAGGAATTACTAAAATAAGAGAATTATATAAAGAATATGGTTTAAAATATTTACAAGATAATTTATGGAGAGAATATAGAGTTTGGGAAGAATGTGCTAAACTTGGTAAAGTTATAGATGATAGAACAGAACGAGATCACAATATTCCATCATATGTATATGAAGAGTAATACGATTTCGAAAATCATTAGAAAAATTGCAGATAAAATTCAACCAGCAACCATTCCAGGTAAAACAATAAATAAAAAAATTTTAGATTATTTTATTAATTATTTTGGGTCTAAAAATAAAGCATTGGGTTATTTAAAAAAAGATAGGATAGTTAACACGTTCTATCATCAATCGGATTAATATATGACAGTTGAAAATTGGATAAAAGCAAAAAATACTGAAGTTTATGTGAAGGGGCTTATTTATTATGGAAATTATTGGGTTGATGAACCAGATAGCTTAATAGAAAAAATAATTGATTCTTTAAAAACAATTTCTAATTTTGAATATATGTCAATCGCTTTAAATCTTTCTCAAGTATTTGCTACATCTCAAGCACCAACACAATATTCTGGGATGATATTATTTTTTAAAAATGTTATATATAATAATAACGAATATTTATCCCAGAATGAATGTGGAATACTCAGGGAACAAATTAAGAATTGTTTGAATTCAATACAAGAGCTACAATTTGGAGATATTGAGATTAGAACAAATAGTTTGATGAGAAAAGTCTATGAATAATCCATATTTAAATTTTTTATACAAAATAGGCAACATTTATATTTATCGCGTAAATGGTAAATGGATAAGAGAAAATATTGATTTAGATTTTACAAATTTTGGGCAACATTATAGATTTAATTTTATTCCGGAAAATGAATTTTGGATAGATATAGAATTAACTGGAAACGAAACTTGTTTTTACATATATCATTTACTAACAGAATATAAATTAATGAAAGACGGGTTTTCATATGAAGGAGCTTCAGAAGTTGCTAAACAAGTAGAAAGAAATGAAAGATATAAAAGTAAAAAATTTAAAAAATATTTTGATACTACAAATTATGATGCAAAAGTAAACATTGTTAAGAAAAATTTTATCGGAAATAAAGCCGGAATTAATATTTGGTTAGTTGATGGAGAATTAGTAAGAGATTTTTGGTACATTGATTTTACAGCTGGTGGGCATGATTTGGTGTATTCATGGATACCCAAAAATGAAATTTGGATAGATGATGATTTAAAAGAAGATGAAATATGCTTTACTATTTTGCATGAATTTATTGAGAGAATATTAATGAATAAAGGCGATAGTTATTTAAATGCCCATCAAAAAGCACTTGAAATTGAATTTAATAAGAGACAAACTATTCAAAAAGTATCTAATATTGAAAAAGAAAAGTTTGTAAAGCAAAACATTGGTTCTGGGTTAGCAATTAAAAAGAAGGGAAGATGGGGAACTTATCATTGGGAAATTCTAATAGAAAAAGGTGATTATCAAAAGTCAGGAAAGATAGTAGATGATACCGAAGAAGGTACTTTAGAAAAATATTTTGATAAATATGTTAAAAATTAAATTAATTTAATTTTTTTAAAAGTGGAATAAAATATATAATTTTATTAAAAATAAATGAAAAATTAAAAAGGAGATGTAAATTATGGATATTATGCCAGGTGATAGAGTTCTTCATTTAAGTATGGGGGATGAAGCTTTTGGAAAAGCAGATGTATTTTGTGGTAGTTTTTCAAAACGTCAAGTAGCAAATCGTGAATATAAACCGTTAAGTATTGAGAGTCGTAAACTTCCTTTCCAAGATAAAGCATTTGATTATGTCTATACTTCTTATTTTCTTCAATATATCAAATATCCACAAGATTTATTAGCTGAAATTAGAAGAGTAGGAAAAAGAGGACATATTAAAGAACATTCAGAATTTTCCGAACAATTATTTGGCTGGGCAGAACATCTTTGGGTAATTACTATTGAAAATGGTGAGTTAATAGTAAAAGAAAAAAATAAAGAAAGATATGAAAGATTTGGCCCTTATTTTCATGGTCTTTATCAAAATGACCCAGTATTTTTTGATTATATCTCTCAAAATGTTGGTCTCATGAATATAGCGGTGGATTGGTATGCTGAAGATGGCAAGACTGAAAATGGTCAGCTATTATTTTGTCCATGTCAAAGTGATATATTTGAAAAAAATAGAATGGTACTTGGGAAAATTAAAAAAGAAATTTCAATTGAACATTTAACTTCTAAAGGTATTATCTAATTGATATTTTATTTAAAGGAAACTTTTATGATTGCTCCGGATATTCCAGAGTTAGATCATTAGCAGTTGAATTATATAGATCTGGATTTAATGTTAAAATTGAATCTAGAACTCCAAGATATTTTCTTGTCAAAGACAATGATATACTTCAAAAATTAGAAGATACAAAACTTAGTTCTAATTATATTACAATTGATTGTTCGCCTCCTTTTTCATTATCTAGTGAAGAAAATGTTATTGGGTTTACAATGTTTGAATCCAATAATATACCTTCAAATCTTATAAATCATCTCAATTCATTCAAAAAATTATGGGTTCCAAATTTGTGGAATAAAGAGAATTTTATGAATTATGGGGTTAAATCCAAAATTGATATTGTTCCATTTGGAGTAGACCATGATTTATTCACTATAAAGAAAAAATCTCCAATTTTTACTTTTTTGTTTGTAGGTGTAGCTATTGATAGAAAAAATTGGCGTATTTTGTATGAAGTTTTTAATGAAGAATTTAAAGAGAAAGATACAAATCTTATATTAAAATTTGATGGAAAAACAAATATAAATATAGAAGAAAAACATAATATTAAAATTATTAATCAAGTACTTAATGATTATGAAATGGCAGATTTATATTCAATAGCTCATGTAGTAGTTCTTCCATCATGTGCCGAGGGTATAGGTTTACCAATAATTGAAGGATATTCATCTGGCTGTAGAGTTTTATTTACAGATGCTCCATTTTTTGATGATTTTTATTCTGAAAAATATTCAAAAAAAATTAATGTTTCATACATTGGAAAGCCATCCAATATTTTGAAAATCAATAGTATTCATTCCGAATCAAATTTTTATTATGTTTCGAAAGAAGATTTAAAGAAGAAAATGCATTTATTAAAAGATGAAGAAAAATATAATGCTGCAGAAGCTAGTTTAATTCGAGAGTTTTCAAGAAATTTTTCATGGAGAAAATCGGTTATTCATGCCATTAGAAGTATTGAATCATGTACAATATAAATTTTTATAAGATTTTTGAATTATATAAAAGTGGAATTTTATTTTTTAAAATACAAATTAAATGCAAATAAAATGCAAATTTACATATAATTTAAAAAGGAATTAAATGAAGAGTAGAGTTTTTATTACAGGAGTGACTGGGCAGGATGGTTTTATACTTTCAAAATATCTATTAGAAGAATGTGAAAATTATATAGTTTATGGTTTAATTAGAAGAGTTTCTAATCATAATGAAAGAATTGATGAATTAGAAAAGTTAGGAGTAGAAATTGTTGAAGGAGATATAACTGATTTATCTTCTTTAATAAGAAGTTTAAAAATAATAAGACCAGATTTTATATATGGTTTTGCAGCTCAATCTCATGTTAGAAAATCATTTGAAGAGCCAATTAGTACTTTTAATATAACTGCAGGTGGTGTTATAAATTGTTTAGAAGCTATAAGAACTATTGATAAAAATATAAGATATTACCAATCCAGTAGTTCCGAACAATTTGGAAAAGCACAAGAAATACCACAAAAAGAAACAACAATTTTTTATCCTCGGAGTCCTTATTCATGCTCGAAAGTATTTGGATATTGGATCACAAAGAATTATAGAGAAAGTTATGGAATTTTTGCTAGTAATGGAATTTTATTCAACCACGAATCAGAATATCGTGGTATAAATTTTGTAACTCGTAAAATAACTGATGGAGTTGCAAAAATAAAATATGGTTTGATCGATAAATTAGAATTAGGAAATTTAGATTCAGAACGAGATTGGATGTATGCTAAAGACGCCGTGATTGGTGCAAAATTAATTTTAGAACATACAGAACCAGATGATTTTATTTTATGTAGTGGGGAGAAACATTCAGTAAGAGAATTTTGTGATATATGCTTTAAAAAAGTTGGTTTGGGTGATTATAAAAAATATGTAATTTCTAATCCAAAATATATGAGACCAGCAGAAGTTGATGTTTTGATTGGGGATTATACAAAAGCTAAAAATAAGCTTAATTGGAAACCAAAAACTTCATTTGAAGAAATGGTTGATATTATGTTAAAATATGATTTGAAAAAATATGAGAATAAGGGGAAATAAATAATGAGTTATCCTCCTATAAATCCAATCTTTCCGGGAGGCGGTCAAGTTCATGAAGATAATTCATATTTGATTAAAGATCAACTTTCAGCTTCGATTTTTAACGAGTATGAAAGAGTAATGACAAATATTGTTACAAAATTAGAAAATGGAAATGATCCGGGACATTTTCATACAGAAACCGCTAAAGGATTCTGGGGCCAAACAACATATAATTCTTTAATTGGTAGATTAATTAAACATGATAAAAATTTGCCATTTTATACGGTTGAAGTAACGACTGTTACAAATCCAATAATGCCAATTGGGGATGTTTGGGTTGATATATTAAATCAAAATGAATTTATAGTTTATAATTCTGGGTCAAATAATGTTTCTACTTTTAGATGGACATTAAAACAACTTGATATAATTGAAGCTGATATTTCTGGTTCAACAATTTTTGCTTCTTTACCAGGAAAAGCTGTAGAACATAATTATCCATTCAAGGATCATATACTAAATGTGATACCATCACAAAATCCAACTGGGTATTTAGGAGATTTTTGGGTTAATAGAAGTTCTATTGTTGATATTGTAACAAATACTGGTGTTGGAAATTCTGGTTTTAATTATAGATTAGAAATATTAAATGATGTTGAACAATGGGCCATTGCAAATTTTAATGGCTTAAGTGGAGTTACAATACCACATTCTTTAGGAACAATAGATTTTGATGTATTTATAATTCCAGAAGAAGACACTAGTGGATATTTAGGAGAAGTATGGGTAGAAAAGACAAATGTAGACTTTACAATTTTTAATTCAGGAATTTTTACTGGTCGTATGATATACTATATTGCTGGATTAAATAGTCCAACATATTTCATGAGAGGCAGAAGTCAATTTGCATCAGTAAGTGGAAAAGTTATACAACATTCACTTTCTCACACAAATTATGACGTATTATTACAATCTGTACAACCTACAAATGGTTATTTAGGAGAAGTTTGGGTAGTCAAGAGTAATTATTTTTTTACAGTATACAATAGCGGTAGTAACAATTCTGCTTACTTCGATTATAGAGTGTGTTTAATATGAACTTTATTAAAAAAGAAACAAATTGGATTTTTAAAATAGCAATGGCCGTTGTTGCTGGGTTATATGGATATGATAAATTAAAGGGTTAAATACAATGAAATCAAATGAAATTAGAAAAATAGCACAAAAAATTATTGGTTCGCAGAATTATAAATTGAAATATAAAAAAATTGAAGATGTTTATTATGATTTATTAGCAAATAGTATAAAAATTGGTGATTATTAATCAATGCCAAAACATCGACAATTAACTTGGGATAGAACTGGGCTTAATAAAATATTTGATGCTAATATAGCTGTTGGAAGATATGAAGACCTTGAAAATCAATATAGCTTAATTAGACATGTAAAAGCAGAAGAATGGGCAAACAAATTAAATGATTTAGCAAAAGAAAAAGGCATAGATATTTCTTTTAATTAAATTATTTTCAATTAAATTATATAATGTAAATGGAGATGAAAAATGGAGAGAATTTTAATTACTGGTTTAGAAAATAAATACAAATTGCTAATTCCATTGTGGGAAGATGGTAAACAAAACATTAGAAAAACACCCTGGTTATATATTAATGATTATAAACAAGAGGTAGTATCATGATAAAAATTGGAAATATAATAATTGGAAAAGAATTGTCGGATTTTCCTTTTGCTTGGGTTGGTCCGGTAAGGGGTAAAAGAAATGAAGTTGGAACTGTTTTTATTTCTGAATCTCCTAGTACACATAAGCCAAGAATAAATTATTTTACATTTGATAAAGAAGAAGGATGGTTACCACATCCACATCCACATATAGATATAACTAAATTTAAAGATAATGAAGAATTTTTAAAAGTAATAGATTTTAAAGTTAAACATGATTTATCAAATCCAGAAAAAGTGCCTTTAAATAGATTAGAAAAAACAAAACAAGAAATGATAGAGCATTTAGTTGTGTCTAGTAAAAAATTATCAAATAAAATAAAGAAGAATGCTTGTAAATTTTTAAAGGAGAAAATAAAATGACAATGTCAATTGGCGAAAATTTGGATAAGATTAACCAAATTTTTTCATACATTCGTTCTACAGATGCTAAAATTAAATTTGAGTTGGATACATATGCAGGAGTTCATGGTGGAATAGCAACACCCGTAAGATTAAAAGTAGTAAATGGTAATAATATATTAGATCCATTTACAAATGTTTCTAATGTATCTGTAAATGTTACTGGGAGTGCTATAATTTCTGAAGCAAATCCAATATCAATTGTGGGCGGTTTAGCTACTATACATGTAGCAAATACAATTGCAGAAACGAATATTTTAAGTTTAGTAGATTCTGGAGCAACTGGGTTAGATGTAACTCATACTGCAACAGTAGTATTTTCTTAATAAAAAAGATTAGAGAATAAAAATGAAATTTGAAGTAGCAATAGCTAAATCACATAAAAAACATAAAAATAAGTTTTTAGCTTGGTTAAATTCAATCAGATATTATATTACTTCAAATGTAATATGGTTTTTAAGCGATATACAATTGTATCCATGGCCATTATTTTGTATATTTAGAACTCATGGCTATCGTGTAAATGCAGAACAAACTAGAAGAGTTTTTACTTTTATTAGACCCGGGGATATTTTACTTAGAAGGTTTGATAAGTATTTAGGAACCAGATTCATTCCAGGTTATTTTACACATTCTGCTTTATATGTAGGAGATTTAAGTTTAAGTGAACCAGATAGAATTGTTCATGCTCTTGGTGAAGGTGTTATAAAAGAAGATTTGTTAAAATTTCTTAGATGTGATGATATAGTAGTAATTAGACCAAATTTAGAAGAAGAAGAGATTAAGAAAGTTGTTGCTTTTGCTTTAAATCATATAGGTGCTTTATATGATTTTGATTTTGATTTTAATAATAACGTTAAATTTAGTTGTACAGAGTTTGTATATGCTTGTTTTAAAGAATTTAAAGAAAAATTAAATATAAAGCCAAAGAAGAGACTATGGAAATTAACTATTATACCAGATGATTATTTGGAAATAAATGGGAAAAAGGTTTACGATACGAGGATACAAAATGGGTAATGAAGATATAAACAAATGTTTGGGTGAAGTTATAGGACAGTTGCAATTTGTTGTAAGATCAATGGATTCTGTTGATAAAAGACTCAATGATGATACAAAAACAATAGTTGCTATAAGTACTCATTTATCCCAAATTGATAATACATTAAAAGAAATGAAAGACAAATCTAAAGAAGATAGTATATCAATACATGATTCTATTTCTAAATTAAGAAAAGAAATAGATGAAAAAATTTATGGTATATATGAAAGAGTTGAAAATCATAGAATGGAACTTGATAAAAAAATAAAAGATACTAATTCAGAGGTTTCTAAAACTAAAGATGATTTAATTGGAAGTGAAATAGAAAATAAGACAGAATCTAGAAAAATGAAATATGCTTTAATACAAAAAATCATTGATTGGATTTTTAAAATAGCAATGGCCGTTGTTGCTGGGTTATATGGATATGATAAATTATCGAAATAATATTAAAAAATTTGCTAAAATAATTGTATATGGTGTTAATTTAACTCCAGTGCAAAAGCAAATTATTGATGAATGTGAACCAATGATTGTTCATTTACAAGAATTGGCAAAGGAAGAAATTGATAAAATATTAGAAAAATTTGAAAAATATAGATTATCAATGGTAAAAGAAGAAGAAAGAAAAATAGAACAAAATGAAAATATTGATAAATCAGAAACTGTTTTTAAAAAGATAAAAAAAGAATATACGAAAAATGAATTTGAAATAGAAGTTATTTTTTCATGCTATGATATAGAAAATTATTCAAGGGGTAATTGGTTATATAAACATTTGTATTTACCAAAGAGCCGAAAAGAATATTTTTATAAAAATACTCTTGAATCAATTAGAACTTTTAATTTGCAAAAATTAACTCAGGCTTTAATTAAATACGTTACATCAGATTATGTAGAAATAAAGAATTTTAAAATATTTCAAGGTCCAAAGGGATTTGAAATAACTGCTATTTTAATAGACAATCAAAAAAGAGAATGGAATTTTAAAACACAAGCAATTTCAGCCGGTGGATATAATATTCAAGTATGGCATTATAGATACATAATTAATCTTTATTCCAAAGAAGTTCCTAGAGAAAAAGTAAAGCAAGATGTAAAAGAAAGAATAATACAAGAACAAGAAGAAAAGAAAAAAGAAAGAGCAAGATTAGTTATTGAAAGAGAAAATCAAGAAAAAGTGAAAAAAACTCTTTATGTTATAAAACAGATTGGTTCTGTTGTAAATAATAATCTTAAAACTATAGAATCATTAAAAAAACAACTTGCTGATGATAAAAAACTTAAAGAAAAAATGCATCATTTAACACATAGTTATTTAGAAACAAAAGGCATGATTGAAAATGGTGAATTAACTGAAGAAGGCATTGTTTATTTAAAAGACCAATACAAAATTACCATAGAAAAAACTGAAAAAGAAAATGCAGCTTTAAAATCTTTTTATGATAAATTTTTTAAGAATGGAAAAATGATTTATTCAAAAGAACAATTAGAGGAAAAGATTTTAAATGGTGAAGTTAAAATGACGGATTTTGCAAATATTGATAAATATGTTATTGAAATGCCATATAATTTAGAGAGATGGAATATTTAAATGAAAATGGAGATGAAAAATGTCGGAAAAGATTCTTATTACTGGGTCAAAAGGTAGAATTGGTAAAGAAATTTTGGATTTAAGTGATACTCAAGAAAATGAAGTAATTCCAGTAGATATAGAAGATTTTGATTTAAAAAATATTGCAGATATAAATGCAATGTTTAAAGAAATAAACCCGACAATTGTAATACATACTGCTGGTTTTACAGATATTGAAAAAGCAGAACAAAATGAAGATGAATGTATGGCAGTTAATTATGAAGCTACCAAAAAAATGGTAGAAAATTCTATACGTGAAAATGTTAAAAAATTTGTTTTTATATCTACTTGTCATGTATTTGATGGAGTAAAACAAGATTCATATACAGAAAGAGATGAATGCAGACCAATAAATATTTTTGGTATGTCAAAATGGAAAGCAGAACAAGAAGTTTTAAGATTAGATAATAGAGCAATAATAATAAGACCTTCTGAAATATTTGGTGAAGGATATGGGAATTATTATTCTGATAGAATATTAAATTTTATAAGACAAGATTCAAAAGAAAATATAAATGTAATAAATGATGAAACTTTTAATCCTACGTATAGTGTTGATTTAGCTTATGCAGTTAAAGTTATAGTTAACCATACAAATACAAGAGGCATATTTCATGTAGTTAATGAAGGAACTTCTAATTGGTATGATTTTGCGAAAAGAGCAATTGAATATAGTAATTCTAATAAAAAAGCTATTCCGATGTCAAGTGAACAATATACTTCAATTGCGAAAAGGCCGAAAAACAGAACTTTAAGTGGAATACGGACTTTACATTATACAGGAGTAAAATTGAGAAGTTGGGAAAGTGCTCTTGAGGATTACATTTATTTGTTAAAGGAGAATATTTAAAGTGTCTTATCATTTTGGAGATATAAAACTTTTAAGATTGCAATTTTATGCAATATTCAATTATGAAAAGACCGATCCAAAAGACAATTTAGCTTTTTTTAGAATTATTCATAGAGAAAGAATACAAGATGCTGATACTGTAGATGTTCCATGGACACAAATGATTAGAGGAGGAGTAGGTCTTTATTTTTATGAATTAAATATAGATAATAAGTTTAGAAAAGATATAACATATACTATTGAATATCAAGGAACTTATACAGAAGATTTGTCTATTGGTGTAAATAATGAAGAATTTGATGTTGAAGATTTAGGTGGGATGATAGAAGATTATTTAATGTATGCACACACGTGTAACAATCAAGGCATTCGTTGCTGTGGAACTTAAACAATGATTACAAGAAGAAAAACAAATCCAGATATTACAAAAAATTTTAAACGATATCAACGTGGATTTAAAAAGAAGAAAAATAAAAATAATAGAATAAGAAAACTTAGAAAATTTGCTGAATTGATTATTGAGTCAGTCATCAAAAAATGCCCACAAAAAGATAAGACTGATGATAGACCAGATTCAGAACAAAAATATTGTTTGTATACTAAAAATGAAGATCGTTTATTAGGCAGACATCCATCAAAAGAAAAAGCTGAAAAACATGAACGTGCTATTCAATATTTTAAGCACAAATAAGGAGTTTTAAAAAGATGAATTCAAATCAAATAAGAAAGATGGCAAATAAAATTGCTGGCAGTTCAAATATGATTTTAACTAGTATAAAAAATAAATTCAAAGAATTTGAAGATATAACATCCCAAAGTGAATTGGTTGATTATCTAGTTAAAGGAACAGGAACTAGAAATAGTATGCATGTTCCTGGTGGAATAGAATACAATATTAAAATACGAAATATAGGAATTCCAGGTAAAGTTAGGGATTTGGCTGATGATAAAAAAATTGATCTTATATTTTGGCAAACTGCTAATGATTATCTTTCAAGTATTGGACAAACGATTAAAAGTGAATTTGATTGGGTAAATGAATGGAGCCAAGAAGGAAGGTCAGGAGGATGGTTGGCTTTATCTTTAAATATTGATACAAGTAATTTAGAAGATATAAGAGATTTTATTAATGCTTTTGAAAAAGCAGTGAATAGTGATAGTGATTTGACAAGTTTTATTAATGATTCAAAAAATACTTTAAAAGATATTAATTCTATTAAAAATAAATTCATTCAAATTAAAAAAGACATATCAGCAATAGAACTACTTATTAAGAATACAATAAAAGATTTTGTTAAAAGTATAGAAGATTTTAAATGGTGGAAACAAGAGCTAAGCTAAAAAAGGAAAATAAAATGAAATCGAATGAAATTAGGAAAATGGCTAATAAAATTGTAAATGCTATATCGACTTTTGATTTTGAAGTTAAAGATTTTGATCCAGTCGATGTATCAAAAAATAAAGATGGATCTTTTGAAGTTATTTATGAAGGCGATTATTCGAAAGTTAAAGGAACATGGACATTTGATAAAGCTAAAATAACTAGAAAAGGTTATGAACCAATAGAAGTTAGTAGAGATGGTGATGATATTATCGTTACTTTTGAAAAAAGTTGAATCAAACAAATATTATAACTAAAAATAGTATTTTAATATAAATTTATAAAAAAGAACATAAAAAGTAAAATGCAAACAATTAAATTACCAATTCAAAATCTATCAAAAGAAAATATTTCTTTTATCAAAGAAATTCAAAGACAACAATCAATTGTAATTAGATTTGCTTACAATAGATTTTCTGAAAATAAATCTGAAAAAGAAATTAGACTTCTTGTCAAAAAGTTAAATCAAATTAACTTTTTAGATTCTTGGCTTATACAGTCAGCAATTAAAGAAGCAGAACAAATTTATAAATCTTCAAAAGATAAAACTATTTTATTTGGTGGAAAATTAAATTGGTTAAATTATATCAAAAAGAAAATTTCAAAAGAAAAATTTAAAGAAAATAGATTGAAAGATATTGTAATTCAAGGTGAAGCTTCAAAAACTGGAAATAGAAAATTTGAATTAAATATTGATGATAATTCAATCTTATTTAAATTCAACAAAAACAATCATATTGAATTGAAACTCCCAAAATTAAGAAAAAATTATTTTAAACTTCTTTCAAAATTACAAGTTCTTGCTGAAAATAAAGAAGTTTCATATTCAATAAAATTAGATCCAGAATTTATTTATATTTCTTTTGAAGAATTTAAAAAAGAAGAAACCATTTTAAATAAAAACAGAGTTTTTGGAATAGATATGAATCCAAATTCAATTGGATATTCTATTCTGCAATTTGATAAAGAAAATAATTATAAAGTTATTAATTCAGGAATTATAAATATTTCTAATTTAACAAAAGATTTAAAAGTTTCTTCTGATAACCCAAAACAAATTTATCAAAATAATAAAAGAGAATTTGAATCTTTTGAAATATGTAAGTTGTTAGTTAACAAAACGAAAGAATTTAATTGTAGTAAATTTATTGCTGAAGATTTAGAATTTAAAATCAAAGATAAAAAATTTGGGAATAAATTTAATCGTTTAGTAAATAATATCTGGAATATAAACAAATTTCAAAATAATTTGAATAAAAGATGTAATATTGAAGGAATTGAATTTGTTAAAATTAATCCAGCATATTCTAGTTTTATTGGGAATTTAGAAAATATAAATTATCCTGATCCAATTTCAGCATCAATAGAAATTGGAAGAAGAGGATATAAAAAATTTGAAAAGAATTGGTTCTATCCAAAATTAAATGTTGAAAATTTAAAGAACCTATGGAAGGAAGAAATAAATTGGAGTTTAATTAAGGATTGGAAACAACTTTTTGAACAAATAAAAAACTTGAAATTGAAGTATCGAGTTTCTTTAGATTTATCAAAATTTAAAGTTTTTAGAAATAAATGTGAAAGATCCTTGGTGGATCTTTTATGTTTTGTATAGATTTTTATCAATTTATACAAAGATTTTACTTTAAGAAAAATATTGGTAGTATTCCTATAAAATTAAAAATTAAATTTAAACAATATATAGAAAAAATGATTCAAAAGCCTAGTACTAAATTAGATATTGAAAAAACAAAAGAATTTTTGAAGAAGTTTTAAAAGGAGTAAAATAATATGGCAGTTCTCCGTAGAGGACAAGACACAACTAGTAGTGATATCAACATCCTTTTTGCTATCGGCGGGCACCCGCAAGATCCTGTTGAAGTCTATTATGCTTTATATTATGTAGATAATAATGGACATGAATATTTATTAGATAATATAGCACAAAGAATTCCAGTACGTTATGACGTTGGAAAGTATTATGTTCCATATCATATCCCAATTGATGCTGAAATTGGAAAATATTTAGTAAAATGGATGTATAGACCAACAAGTGAATCTGCATTTAGACAAGAATGTGATGAATGGTATGTTGTAGCCGAAACAACTCAAATAGTTACTACATATAATGATACAGAATTAGTAGCAATTAGAGATATGAGAATAGTGCTACGCGATAACAACCCCGATAAAAATTATAGTTGTTCTGGTGATGCCAGATTGAATTTGAAAGTAAAAGATGAAATTATAAATATTACAATTAAAGAATTATATGACATCATTAATAATATGGGCCAAAAAGAAAAAATAAAAAATGCATTTAAAAACAAACAACTTTTTGTACAATCATCTTCCATTAATAAAAAAGTTGAATGGAAATTAATAAATGATGTTTTAAAACATGATATTAAAGATGAAAAAGTTTATTATATTAAAACAGAAAAAGGAAAAGAAATAAAAGTTACTGGAAGCCATTCATTATTTATTTTAAGCAATAGTCAGATAATTCCAATTATGACTAAATTTTTAAATAAATCTTTAGTTGTAATTGAAAATAATGAAATAATTGAAGAAAAAATAGAAACAATTGAAGAAACAAAATATGAAAAATATATGTATGATTTGTCTGTAGAAGATAATCATAATTTTGTTATAAATAATGGAATTCTTGCACATAATTCATTTGCTCCTCCTAAATCAGAATGTGCAGTTGCAGGTTTTACAGAAAGGCATGGTTATCTTTGGACTGATGAAGAATTGATGGAGTTTATTTATATTGGAGTTGAACAAGTTAATTTATTACCAAAAGCACCAAAAATACATACACTTGATTCAATATATAATCAAGATAAACAATGGATACCAATATTAAAAGCAGCAGCTGCGGTTTGGGCATTAAGTGCAATGGCAACTAATTGGGCAGAAGAACAGTTTTCCTATAGTCTCAATGGCATATCTCTTGAATTAAATAAATTTGATATGTATATGCAATTGAAAGCTAATTTAGAAGATAGATATGACAAATTCTCTGAGAGATACATTCAGAAAAATAATATGATGTTGGGAGTGAGACCAAGTGCTTATGTATTAGGAGTTGGTAGAGGTGGAAGTGGATTACATTTAGGACCTTATACTACAGGTTTGAATCCGGCAAATTACATTAGGGCTCTTTCTTTAACTGGATTTAAATATGTATAATGTAATAAGTTATAAAAAATTTTTTTCAAAGTAATTAAGTCCTGAACCTGTATATTTTTTTATTTACAAAATAAAATTTATTTTATAAATTTCTTTTTAATAATAAAAGGAATTTAAAAAATGAATGATGTAAATGTAGAAGAATTAAAAAATCATGTATTATCAATAAAGCGTATAGTAAAACTCCCAAAAGAAATTCAAGATATAATAATTCAAAAAACTTCTTTTCTTCCAGAATCAGCAAAATTTGGAATTCGTAAATTTTCTATTTTAAATGATATTAAAGAAATGCCTTTATGCCCAATATGTAAAAATCCGGTTAGATTTGATAAATATTTTAAGGTTTTATGTGAAAAATGCGAAGGAACTGAAGAAGGTAAAAAAGCAAAACAAAAACGCTATGAAGAGACATTTGCAAAAAATCATAATGGATGTACTAATCCATATCAATTAGAAAAGACAAAAGAAACTACAAAAAATACTTTTCGTAAAAATTATGATGCTGATCATTATATGAAATCCGAAAAAGGAAAAAATGATTTAAAAAAAGTTTTTGAAGATAAATATGGTAAAGGAATAGTAAATCCATGGCAAATTCCAAAAGTTAAAGAAGATATAGTTCAAAAAAATTTAAAAAATTATAAAGTTAAATGTGTATTACAATTGCCAGAAAATAGAAAAAAATTGAATGAAGTTTTAGCAACTCAAGAACATAAAGATAAGAAAAAACAAATATGTATAGATAAATATGGAGTTGATTCAACTTTGCAACTACCACATGTTAGAAAGAGAACTATTGAAGTAACTTCATCCCAAGAAATAAAAGATAAAATAAAAATTTCAAGAAGAAAATCATATTGGAATATATTTGTAAAATTGCTTAAAATTAAAAATATTGAGCCGTTATTTGATAAAGAATATTATTGTAATTTGGAAAACAAATCATATAAATATAAATGTTTAGAGTGCAATGATAATTTTGAGATTGAATATCATCATCCACAAAATATATATTGTTATAAACATGCATCTGGTTCTGAACCAGAATTTGAAATTGGTGAGTTTGTTAAAAGCTTAGGAGTTGAAATAGAATGTAATAAGTTAATTCAAATCAATGATGAAAGCAATAAATGTCACGAATTAGATATTCTAGTATCAAAATTTAATTTTGGTATTGAACATGATGGATTACTTTGGCACAGTTTCAATAGAAAAGATTATCATATAAATAGAACATTGTTTTTTAAAGAAAAAGGAATTGATATAATACATATTTTTGGTAATGAATGGATAAGTAAAAGACAAATAGTAGAGTCAATAATTAAAGTAAAATTAAATAAATATGATTCAAAAATTTTTGCTAGAGAATGCGAAATTAAAGAAACTAAATTAGAATTATCTAAAGAATTTCTTGAAACAAATCATTTACAAGGTTATACTCCATCTAAATATTATATTGGATTATTTTATAATAATGAATTGGTTCAATTATTGACATTTGGAAAGTCCAGGTTTAATAAAAATTATGAATATGAACTTTTGCGTTCTTGTTCTAAATTAAATACAATAGTTGTAGGTGGGTTTGAAAGATTATTAAATTATTTTGAGAAAACATATAACCCAAAATCAATAATAACATATTCAGATTTAAGATATTTTAATGGTAATAGTTATTTAAAAGCCGGTTTTGTATTTAGTCATAGAACTGAACCAGATTATTTTTATTTTAAAGATTGGAAATCTCATAATTGTATTTTATATCATAGAACTTTATTTCAAAAACATAAATTAGCATCTAAATTGGAAATGTTTGATCCAAATAAATCTGAATTTGAGAATATGATTGATAATGGATATTTAAGAATTTATGATTGTGGTAACAATGTATTTATAAAACAATATGAAAATGAAAAAGGAGAAACAAAATGTATGGAATCAAAAAGTTAAAAGCAATTGACAAGAAAAAGATAAAAAAGGATTTTATAAAAAAATATAATATTGATAAGCCCAATAAACTAATCCAAAAGAAGATGCAGATAGATTAGCATTTATACATGCACTTGAAAAAATGATTAATTAAAAGTGGAATATTTTGTAAATTACTAAAAATGCAACAAACTCAAAAATATAATTAATCAAATAGTTGCATATCTAGTTTTATGATAAAGCTAGTGGACAACAACTTCATACTTGATAACAGAGTTTTGTTTTGCATTTTAAAAGGTCAATAAGGATTTTTCTTTATTGACCTTTTTGTTTTATAAATGGAATATTTTATAAATCATGTTCATTAGAAAATACTTATGTATGTTTGAAAAGCCAGAATGATTGATTTCGTTCTGGCTTTTCTTTTGTTTAAAGATAGAAAATTATTTTTGTTTAAAAGTGGAATATTGAAATTATTTTAAAATTATTCATTTTATTTATAGAGGAGTATATGTCAAATTTTAAAATATTTAAAGGCAAACAATTCTTGTACTTTGATACTTATATGACCAAAAGCGAAGCTATTATAGAGGAAAGAAAGATTAAAAGTATGGGTTTTGATACAAAAATTGAAAGAGTTAATAATGGTTTTACTTTATGGAGATCAGTAAACAAAAAGAAAAGAAAAAGTAATATGAAATCAGATGGGATTAGAAAGATAGCAATTAAGATAAAATCTTATGGATTAGATAAAAAAGATGAATATTTTCTTAAGAAAATAGAGCATGAACTAAGCTTAATTAGTAAAGAATTTAGTAATTGGAAACCGATTAGTGATATTCCAAGAAATTCAGCAGAAATATATATTGACAAAGCAATTAACGAAATTAATGATTTAATTAAAATAAAATGACATTATTTAAAACAATCGAAGAAGTTCTTTCAATTCCATCAGTTTCATATTTTGAAAATTGGTTTATTAATAATATAATCAAAAGATTTGAAAATGAACCAAAAATCACCATTCAACAAGATGGATTTAAAAATACTTTAATCAAATATAATTCTGAAATAAATCAAACATTTACTTTTCAATCTCATATAGATCATCCAGGATTTATTCATTTTGGTAATGGAAGAGTTAGAGCAGTTGGTAAAAATCAACCTTTAAATGTTGGTGAACAAATAAGATTTTTTAAATATCCAAATGATATCGGTGATTTAGCCACAATTTTAGAAGTAAATAAAAAAGAATTGATTGTATCTTTACCGATTAATTATCCTTTTGCTATTGGATTATTTGATTATAAGCCGTTAGATATCAAAAAAGATACAATGGAAGGTCGATCATTTGATGATACATTAAGTTCTGCTTTATTAGTATATATGTTAGAACTTGCTATTAGAAAAAATTATAAAAATTCATTTAGTGTTTTGTTTACAAAAGCTGAAGAAGAAGGTGAGATTGGAGCACTTGTTTTAGATAAAAACAAACTTGATATTTCTAAGAATATGATAACCGTTGAAATAATGGCAGATGATGGACAATTTGGTAATGGTATTGTATTTAGAGAAGGAGATTTGTATTCTAAATATGATCCAGAGCTTTACTTTGAATTAACAGGGATATCATCTGGGTTAAAAAGATATGATGATAAATATAACTATCAGATAATAGATAATCATTACCCAGGTAAAACAGAAGCATTTATATTTTCATCTTATGGATACAAAACAATTGTTATTTGTATGGCAACAAAAAATAAACATAATAATGATAGAAGTATATGGGAACCCAAACCAGAAATAGTTAGTAAGAATGATTTATTATCAATGGCTAAATTTTTGAATGTTTTAATAAAAAAGGAATAATGTTATGGATAAGTATGAAATTATAAATGAAGCTACTCATATTAAATTAAAACCAGATAATGGTGCTACAAGAGATAGTTTAGAAAATGCAAGAAGAATTAAAGATGCCGGTTATTCATTATATGGTGGTACATTTTTTGGTGATAGTAATAAAGCTAATTATGAATTGACAGTTTTATTTGTAAGAGATAAATCAATAGAACAACATACATTTAAAGGTTTTTCTGTTGGATATACTGGAGAAGGACCACATGGATTCTTAGAATTTGCTGAAATGTTTGGATTGAAATTGAACAAAAATAAGATTCTTGGTGGTTATTATATAGAAAATGATGAAAAAAGACTTGTAAATTTAAATTACTTTAAATTATAATAAATAGGAGACCTATATGAATGTGTCTTTAAAAATAAGAAAAATAGCAAAAAATATTATATCTGATTCTTATACAGGTAGAGCATGGGAAGGAAAATTAAATCGTATTGATAGATATTTAGAAAATGTTTATGATAAAATGATTCCTGCAGATAAAGTATTGAAAGACACCATTTTTCATGCTTATTATATACATTATAATGATGGTGATTTTAAAAGTTTACCATATTCAAAATTAATGAGTTTGGGATTGGATGAAAAAGATATTACTGCTTTAAAAGATGCTAAAAGACTCAAAAATGATGAAGATTTTCAAAAACCTTTAGAAAAAGCAGTAGATGTAACAATAAAACATCTATATAATAAATATAAAGGTATGATAAAAAGATTAAGCATTGTATACAAAGATTTGAAAGAGATGAATGAGAATATGTACAATGATAATAAGCTTAATGGTTCTTTTTGGGTTATAAAATTTGGTGAAACATCAAATAATAGTAAAATATTAAATTATGGGAAAGAATTAGAAAAAATTAATAAAAGCGTTTCTTTAACAAAAGATTTAAAAACGCTTGATAAAAATAAAGAAAAAGACTTGGAAAAATTGATTGAAGAAGAACTTGAAAAAAGAGCTGGTGTTGAAGATTCTATAGTTGGATTAAGCTAACATGCCAATAATATTACTTGGTCAAGTACAAACTAAAATTAAAAGAGATTCAGGTTATCTAAAGCAATTTGCTAAAGGTTCTACTCCTGTATTTGGTGGAACTGCTGAACCTATTCATATTGAAACTGGCTTTATTGTAAATGAAGTCGTAGTTGGTTGGACAAGATTAAGAGAATTGGACATTGGAATTTTATACAATTTCGGGGAAGGACCAGATAATCCACCTGAGATTAAAGCTTCATATTATAGCAATGGAAGAACTGGTTTTAAATTAGAATATGATATTCAAAAAATTAATTATCCAAATGGATACATTATATCAGCAGATTATCTCTGCTTAGGTTAAAAAATGGAAGTACATGTATTAGATCACAATGAAAATAAAATAGGAACAACAACATCAGCAAGAGCTAGAAGGCTTTTGAAATCTAAACGTGCTTTTATTTTTTGTAATGAGCCATTTACTATAAAATTAAATCAATTTAAATTGCATAGTCATATTCCAATGGGAAAAGATGGTGAAATTGGAATTTCTAATTTAAGTGAAGTTTTTAAATATAAATGGAAAATTTAATGAAGGAGTTTTTTTTTTAAAATGAATAAAATAAGAAAAATAGCAGAAGAGGTTGTAATTAGTGATAATAAAGAAATTACACAGCATGATTTGGATAAAGCTGCAAGATTATTTTTTAATGGTAAATATGGTTTAAGACTTAATTTAGCATCTTTAGATGAAAATTATAAAAAAATAAAAGAAGAAAATTTTGATGGTAAAGATTGTGGTATTATGAATGCCATGATTAAGAATGGAAGAGTTGAAATTCTTGCTGGACTTGTAAAAGGCACGGTATATATTAGAATTGAATTTTCATATAACCATCCTGATGGTGGTTCAAATGGTCATATAGATTATTTTAAATTTGAAGATGAGAAATGGGCAAGGGATTTATAAATGAAAAATAAAATAAAAAAATATGCACAAGAAATAATGTTAATAGAATTATCAGAAGATAAAAAAGGATTTAGTTCTGATATTGAAAAAGATACAATTGAAAATTCAAATTTTAGAAAAGTTTTATATACTGGTGAAAATACACAATTGGTATTAATGAGTTTACTTCCAAATGAAGATATTGGAGAAGAAATTCATGAAGATACAGACCAATTTTTTAGAATAGAAAAAGGAAGTGGTACAGTTATTATAAATGATAATGAATATGAAGTTAAAGATGGTTCAGCTATTATTGTCCCGGCTAGTGCAAAACATAATGTGATTGCTTCAATAACTGGATTGAAATTATATACTTTGTATTCACCACCACATCATAAAGATTGTACAATTCATGTTACAAAAAAAGAAGCTTCATCTGATGATGAAAAATTTGATGGTAATACAACTGAATAACTTTTTAAAATAAAAGTGGAATAAATTTTTAAATTTTAAAAATTGCCATAGATGTAGATTTACCCCGTTCTGGGAAGGCTCAAAAAGCATCTAAATCGAATTTCAAAAAAAATATTTCTGAAAAGGAAAAATTTTATGGCACAAGGAAGCACAAATCTACAATATCCCACAGACATTGATCAATACACTACATATGAAGATGATATTGACATATGTATAGCTAAAATGTTCAATGATTTAAGTACTTCAATTATAGCAGTAGAAACAGAACTTGGTACAAATCCATCCGGTAGTTATGCAACTGTTAAAGCAAGATTTGAAGCAATTGATAGTCTTGGCAGTGGTTATGTAAAAGCAAATGGAACGATACCTTTAAATGCAAACTGGGATGTTGGTTCTTATAAAATTACTGCTCTTCAATTTGAATCCGATGTAACTACAGGTACAGCTCCATTTGTTGTTGCTTCTACAACAGTAGTTACTAATTTAAATGCTGACACAGTCGATGGAATTCATGGTACAGATTTAATTAAGAAAAACGGTACTATTGCATTAACTGATAACTGGGATGTTGGTGCATATAAAATTACAGCTTTACAAATTGAAACGGATATCGTAACTGGAACAGCTCCTTTAATAGTTGCTTCAACAACTGTAGTTACAAATCTTAATTCCGATACAGTTGATGGTATTCACGGAACAGATTTAATTAAGAAAAATGGTACTGTTGCATTAACAGACAATTGGGATGTTGGTGCATATAAAATTACTGCTCTTCAACTTGAATCTGATATAGTAACTGGAACTGCTCCTTTAATTGTTGCTTCCACAACAGTTGTTACAAATTTAAATGCTGATACATTAGATGGTAAACATGCCAATGAATTTGGTACAGGTAATGGTGATTTAAAAGCAAATGGTACGGTTCCTTTAACTGATAATTGGGATGTTGGTTCTTATAAAATCACTGCTCTTCAATTTGAATCTGATATAGTAACTGGGACTGCTCCTTTAGTTATAGCTTCAACTACAGTTGTTACGAATCTTAATTCAGACACAGTTGATGGAATTCATGGTACAGATTTGATTAAGAGAAATGGTACTGTTGCATTAACTGATAACTGGAATGTTGGAGCATATTCTATTACATCAAAAGAATTTGATGTTACATCTAGCAGTAATGTTTCACAAACATTTTTTTATGCAAAAGATTCTGATTCAAATGACCAATTTAAAGCTTACAGCGATTCAGGTGGAAATGGAAGAGTAAGTATATATAATACGAGTGGAGTTGAAAGAATAATTTTAGTTTCAAATGATGAATCATCTTTTAATGGTGGTGGAATAAAAATAAAAGATGCTTCAGCTAATAGTGGTGCAACTTTAAAATTTCTTGGTTCAAATACACAGAAAAATTATTTATTAGCAAATCAACAAAGTATGAGTGTTGGATTTGAAATAACTCCTTCTACTGCTAATGGTGGTACTACTTTTACTACTCCAGATTTTACAATAGTTAATAGTAAAGTTGGAATAGGACTAGGTACTACAGCAGCGTCTTCATTATTACAACTTCAAAGTACTGATACTTATTTATTATATCTAACAGATACAACAAATGTTGCTCATGGAATGACAACTATTGTTCCGACAGATGTTTATGGTGGTATTGGAAAAATAACAACCGATGGTGGTTTAATTATCAAAGGTCTAACAGATACAGGTGGAAGAGCTTTATTAATTGAAGGTATTGCTCCTACACTTACAAGTAATGCTCCTGTAACATTAAGAGCAAGCAAAACAAATGGAACAGGTGCTCAAGTACCAGCAAGCACAGATTTGGCATTTGTGTTTGAAAATTATGGCGCTACTTCCCAATTTATAACAATTTTAGGAAGTGGTAATACAGGAGTTGGAGTTGCTTCTCCTGCTGAAAAACTTGAAGTTAATGGAAATATTAAATGTACAAATATTATAAATACATTAACAGTTGGAGAAACTGTTGCAATCGGTGATTGTTTATATATTAAATCAGATGGATATCTTTGGAAAGCTGATGCAGATGCTGAATCTACAGGTAGAGCTTTATTTATTGCTTTAGAAGCTAAAAATGCTAGCCAGACTTGTAAAGTTGTTACTCCATTTCAAATTATTACAAATGGTTCTTGGTCTTGGGGTACAGTTGGTGGAGCAATTTATGTATCTACAACAGCAGGAGGTTTAACGCAAACAGCACCAAGTGGTTCAACAGATGTTGTGGTTATAATGGGTTTTGCTTTATCTGCTACACAAATGATTTTATGTCCAGGTTATTCATACGTTGAATTAACATAAAAAGGTTAATATATGGCCGATATATCAAAAGTTGCAGGAATCGTTGTTGGTAGTCTTTCGAAAGTAGAGGGCAAATCTATTTCTTTACTTTCTAAAGTTGAGGGACAAACATTATTACTTGGTAATTATTCTGTTGGTGGTATAATTAAATTATCAGCTTCAACTATACCAACTGATTATCTTGAATGTAATGGTGCAGCTGTTTCAAGAACAACTTATGCTTCTCTTTTTTCTGCTATTGGTACAGCTTGGGGTTATGGAGATAATTCAACTACATTTAATTTACCAGACATGAGAGGTGAATTTCCAAGAGGATATGACCACGGAGTTGGTCTTGATCCAGACAGAGCTTCAAGAACTGCTTCAGCAACAGGTGGAGCAACAGGAGATAATGTTGGAACCCAACAGGGATATGGCTTAAAATCACATACCCACACTTTACAATATGATTCAGGTACTGGTAGCGTTAGTAATGTTGGTAGTACTGCTGGTGGTACTAGTGGTGGTGGCAGTATAAACACAGATAATCAAGGTGGTAATGAAACTAGATCAATTAATGCATATGCTGTATATGCTATAAAATATTAGGAGTTTTTATGGCTACTGGTGACATAATAATGATGGGAACAGATACAATCCCAGCTAATCATTTAGAATGTAGTGGGTCAATATTATCTAAAATTACGTATCCAAATCTTTATACTTCATTATGTGATGGTAGTACTTCTTGTATATATGGAGAAATAGATGGGTATTCTGGTAATTTTAATGGAACCAATGCTTATTTGTCAGTTCCAGATAGTGCAGATTGGTATTTTGGAACTGGAGATTTTACTATCGATTGTTGGATATATTTAATTGCTCAGCCTGCTGCTAATATTAATGTAGATATTGCTTCTCAACGAGTAGATGATAATAATGCCTGGTCTTTTCATTATGGTGATGGAGCTGGAACCAAATATTTAGTTTTTTCTTCTAATTCTGGTGGTTCAGTAATGGTTAATGCTTATATTGTTCAATCTCTTTCATTAAATACATGGTATCATTTAGCTGTTGTAAGAAATGTCTCTCAATACTATATCTTTTTGAATGGTGTAAGTCTTACTCTTACTGGTGGAACTAGTTCAAATGCCATCCCAGATTTAGCTGCTGTATTACAAATAGGCAGATTTGGTACTACCTGGTATCTTAATGCTTATATAGAAGAATTTAGAGTTTCAAAAGGAATAGCAAGATGGACTTCTGGTTTTATACCATCTTCTTCTGAATATACTTCTGATTCATATACTAAATTATTGTTACATCTAAATAATAATGTTACGGATTCAGGGAGTGTGGGTTATACAGTTACTAATAATAATATGACATATTCTGCTACTAGTCCATTTGGTAAATGGAGTGGAAGTTTTAACGGTTCATCATCATATATTACTACACCTGATAGTGCAGACTGGAATTTTAGTACTGGTGATTTAACAATAGATCTATGGATTTATTTAAATAGTCTACCATCTTCTGGAGTACAATATGGAATATGTGAACAATATGTTGATGCAAATAATGGTTGGGGTATTGGAATTGTAAATGATGGTACTGGATATTGGTTGAATTTTTATGAAAGAACAACAGCTAGTGGATGGCATATTCTTTTTCAAAGACAAGTATCATTAGCTATTAGTACCTGGTATCATTTAGCTATAAGTAGAAATGGAAGTAATTTTAGATGGTTTTTAAACGGAAGCCAAGTTGGAACTACTTATGTAAATTCTGATTCTATGAGTGATTTTGCAGCTATTCTTTCTATAGGCAGAGTATCTATGTCAGGTGCCACTTATTTTCCTGGTCGTATAGAAGAATTTAGAATTTCAAAAGGCACCGCAAGATGGACAACAACTTTTACTCCATCAAGAACACCTTTAGTATCTGACAGTTATACTAAATTATTACTTCATTTTAATAATAATTTTAAAGATTCCAGTAGTAATAATTATGTTATTACAAATTCATCTACTACTTTTTCGAATTCAAGTCCTTTAACAAATACAAATGGATTTTTTTATATACCAGATTTAAGAGGAAGATTTGTTAGAGGTTGGGATCATGCTAGAGGAAAAGACCCAGATAAAGCAGCAAGAACAGCAATAAATACAGGTGGAAATACAGGAGATAATGTAGGTAGTGTTCAAGGAACACAATATGAATCTCATTTACATTCATATAGTAATATTTTTGGTAGTGCTAATTGGACATCTGGTAGTCATCATTCATCTCGCAGACCATCAGGTACAAACTATGCAATTAATTTATATAATGAAAATTCTTCGACTGAAACAAGACCAATAAATAGAAATGTAATGTATTGTATAGAATATTAATTAAATATTAATTAAAAGGAATAAAATATGTCACTTCCAGTTGGATGCATTAGAGAACATGCTAGTAGTACAGTTCCAGCTAGTTTTCTTGAATGCAATGGTGCAGCTATATCTAGATCCACTTATGCTTCTCTTTTTTCTGCTATTGGTACTAAGTGGGGTTATGGAGATAATTCAACTACATTTAATATTCCAGATTTGAGAGGAATATTTCCACGTGGTTGGGATCATACTGCTGGGAATGATCCAGACAGAGCTTCAAGAACTGCTTCAGCAACTGGTGGAGCAACAGGAGATAATGTTGGTTCTCATCAGGATACTGCAATTGTAGCTCATACGCATACTTTAGCTAATCAAGGTAGTGGAAACACTGTAAATGGTGGGGGATCTGGTACAGATACATATGTTACAATATTTTCTAGTGCATATGGTGGTAATGAAACAAGACCATGTAATAAATATTTTATGTATATAATTAGATATCAATAAATTTAAACTCAAAATAAAGGAGTTTTTTAATAATGAATGTTTATCATTATAATTCAGTAACTAAAGAATATGTTGGAATATCTCAGGCAAATGAGAGTCCACTTGAACCAGGTGAATATTTAATACCTGCCAATTCGACAACAATTGCTCCACAAAATGTTGGGCAAAATCAAGTTTCTGTATATGAAAGTGGAGTTTGGTCTATAAAAGATGATTATAGAGGTACCAAATATTATAAAAAATCAAATGGTGAAGAACATACAATCACAGAAATAAATGATACTGTTCCTTCTGATTCTGTTACAACTGCTCCAACTCAAGGATTATTTAAACCATCTTGGAATGTTTCAGTTTGGGAAGAAACAGCTCTTATTTATAAAACATTACCAGTAGAAACAAAAGCACAAGTTGATGCAATTACTAGAGATCTTATAGTTCAACTTGAAGAAGAAAAAGTAAAAACAGAACTTTTAAAAGCAATGGTTGCTAGCCAACCAATTCCACAAATTTGGACAAATTTTGTATCTGCTAGAGATCAATTGGTTCAAGATGGGAATACTTTTATTTCTAATAATAATTTAACTTAAACTATATTTTTTAAAAACATTTTTTAAAGGCACAAATAATTAATTATTTGTGCCTTTTTTGTTTTTATATAAAAGTGGAATTTTATATTTGTATTAAACAAATTCAAATTTAAAAAGGAGATGTATATGACAAAAAATGAAACAAAAAAAGAAGAAATTAAAATTGAAAATAAAGAACCAACTATTTCTGAAAAGAAAATAATTGAAAAAAGAATAAAATTAACAGATAAAACAGATATTGATATTGTTAATAAAATTCTTTATTTTCAAAGTCATGTCAAAGCTTTAAATGAACTTTTAATTGAAAGAAAAAATGTAATTGATAATGCAATTAATCAAATTTTAACAAAATATGATTTACCATTAAATTCTTCATTATCTTGTGATACTAAAACACAGGAATTAGTTATTCAATATAACGAAAAGCAAGAGGAGAAAAAGTAATTGTCTGTAATAGTTCAACTTGATTATCCATTACCACCCGTAAATGCATTTGTAACATCTCCTTGGATAAGAGAAGCTTTAGATATAAGATATGATAATCCAGCTTTACTACATGAAAATTCATCATTTAATATTGTAGGAGCAAATATCTATAGATCTTATGATTCTGAGTATGGACCATTTTTTAAAGTAAATGATAATTTAGTAACTACTGGTAGATATAGAGATTTATTAACTAATAGATATGTATCTGATGAAGATATTACAAATAAATTTACATCGTTTGAGGATAATCCAAAATTAGAGTTTGTTTGTCAAGTAAATAATTATCCTATCATTTCTTCAAGTACGATTTATACAGATGATTATACAGAAAATGTTAATGATGTTGTTTTAAAAGTTAATAACTATACAGTAATACCATTAAAAGTTCATGGTTATACAGGAGAAATTTATTTAGATAAAACAAAATGGTATGATTTAAATAATAAAACTTGGATAGAACCAATATTACCCGAAGAAAAAAGTGTAATAATTCATATGGGTCCGAATACCTATATTAATTTTACTCATTTCATGGGTCAATCTGTAATAGAAAGAACAAAAGTAACAGTAAGTTATTATTATCGATCAAATTATGTTAGAAATGATATAGATAGAAGAATATGGTATAAAGTAACAAGTGTAGCGGAATGTGTTGATGAAAGTTTTTTAGAAACTCCATTAGAAAAAGTTAAAGCTTATACAGTTAGAGAATTTGAACCTAAAGATTATATATGGAGAGAAGCTATTAAGAGAAATAGATGGATTCTATATCAAGCAGGTATAAGATGTAAAATGTTTATACGTCCTTGGTGTGGTAAGATGAGTGATAGATGTGATTGTTGGGAAGGTAAAAATTATTTCCAAGCAAAAACTGATTGTCCAGATTGCTTTGGAACAGGATGGAAACAAGGATATCAGGGTCCATTTGATATAATTGTAGCTCCTCCTGATACAGCTAAAAATTTAGAATTAACTGAACTTGGTTTGCATTTAGATTGGGTAATAGAAACTTGGACTTCTCCAAGCCCAATGTTAGCTCAACATGATTTAATAATTTTTCCAGATAATAGAAGATTTGTTTGTTCTGGAATTACGATGAAAACTTGTCGTGGTATGCTTTTACAACAAAATTTTTCAATATCATTACTTGATGAAGGTGATTTTAGATATAATGTTGGAATAGAAAAGTTACTTCAACAAGATCATAAATTTTATAGAAAAGGTAATGTTTGTGAAAATAAACATGTAATAGTTATGAGAACACAAGCCGGGGAAAATGAACTTTATTAATTAAAAATTTAATTTAAACTGGAACATATATTAAATGAAAATGTAAAGGAGGAAATATGAAAAAGAAGATTATAGCATTTTTTTCTTGTTTAATTGTTAGTTCACTTATTCTTATTGGTTGTACTGGTCCAGAAGTAATTGAAAAAGTAAAGGATCCAATTAAGAAAACATATGTTGTTATTTCGAAACTTATTCCGGTTCTTAATGATTTGAAAGCAAGTCAAAATGTACCTGATAAAATTAAAAGTGATTTAGAAATTGCAACAAATGCTTTAACTGTTGTTCAAACAACTCTTGGATATGCTGCAAAAATACTTGGTATTCAATTAGATGTTACTACTTTATCAGTTGCTGATATTGAAGCTTTAAAGCAAGCAATTGTTGAATTAGAAGAAATTAATAAAAAAGCAAATTAATAAAATTATGTGTTCCAGTTTATTTTTAAAAAATTAAATTGATTTAACTTTATGAAATTAAGAATTAAAACAATATCTAAAGGTCCGCTTGTAAAAGGAATAAAAATAACAAATATTACTTATATTAGAAAGAAATATTTTGATGGGGTTGGTAAAGTTGGTGTTAGATTTATTCGTGATGAAATAAACAAAAGAAAATGGAAATCTCCAGGAGCTGCTTCAAGAGTTAAAAAATCAATTTTTAGTTATGTTCCACCAAATGCAAATTATCTTTCTTTCGGAACTAATAAGCCATATTTAAAGTTCCATGAAGAAGGAGTTAAAAAACAACCAATGAAATGGTTGGTTGGTTTAAATAAGCCACTTGGTCCTTTAATTTTTAAAGGAAAGAAAACTTTTAGATGGGCTCCTAAAAATTCTGCTGTTTTTGCAGCGGGAAAATGGATACATCCTGGATTAAAACCAAAAAGATTTTTTGAAAAAGGAATAGAAAAAACTAGAGAATTTGTTGATTCTAAAAAATCAAAAGAAAAATTTGTTAGTGATATTTTGAAAGGTAATAAATGACATGTTTTATCATATAACTAAAGAAACAAAAAATATTTTTATAAATGAGATTAGAGATGTTTTAGAATCTCATCCAGAATATAAAAAAGTTAAAGTTCAAGGCAATTATACATTTAAAGAACGTGAACAATATGCGGTTGTTGCTAAGATTTCATCTGCAAACAAACTTCAATTATCACCAAGTAATTTTGTTGGAACTTTAAGGTCATTTGCAATGTTAGCAAGAGTTAAAAATAAACCTTCTTCTTGTATAGAGTGGGTTAAAGAAGATGATTTTCCGTTAAAACATCCAAAAGAATATGGTAGAATAAGACCAGCAGAATTTACAGATGATGAATTAAAACAATTTTTTAATCAATTAGTTGCAGATGGTAAATTAGCAAGACCAGGAAATTATTGGATAACATTAGTTAGTTCAGATGGTTTTATAGTAAATCCATTTTACATCGTAAAAAATGAAATTTTAGTTGAGTCAGCAAAAGGTGGAGAACATGAATTTCATGTAATTCATTATCCAATTCATGATGTAAATCCAAAAACAACTAGAGTATGGCTAAATGATAATGTAGCAGTTAGAAATGTCCACTATTCTTTAGATGCTGCGAATGGAATAATTAATTGGTTAGTTTCTGGTGGGTTGAATAAAAGAGATCATTTAGCAGTAGATTATAATTATGCTGGTCAAATATATGGTGATGGAATAGATGAAAATGGACAACCAATTCCATTTAAATTTGCAAAAAATGAAATTAATAATAAAGCTATTCCCGGAATTATACTAGCATTTGGAGATAGAATAGTAGAAAATGATCAAATTGTTGTTGTGGTTGAAAGAAAAAGAAGAGATGTTGCTAAATTGTATGGTGGTAGATGGACAGTTTCTATTACTTTAACTGTATATGCTCAAGATACTATACAAACCGAAGAAATAGCAGACATGGTTACAATGGGATTATGGGCTATTAAAAGAGAATATATGCTTGAAAAATATGGTATTATTATTAATTCAATCGATGTTGGTGGTATAGAAGAATTTACGGAAGATGAAACAGCCAAAGAATTAGCTTATACCGCTGAAATAACTATTGAATGTGAAACAAATTGGGAAGTAGCTGTTCCTTTACTTTTAGAAGTAATGGATATATCTTTATATGATATATATGATGATTCTAGTATGACCGATGAAGAAGTTGCTAAAGTTCCATCTTCATTAAAGTTAGTTGCAGGATTGCCAATAACTGGTATAAAGAAAAATATTGAACAATTACAATAGAGTAATGATAAAAGTGGAATAGTTAGTTCATATTAAAAGATGAAAATGGAGATTAAGAATGCCAATTTACGAGTATATATGTGAGAATGAAAAATGTTCTCAAAATATATTTGAAAAATTAGTAAATTTAAAAGATAAAGATAAAGTAGTAAATTGCCCAATTTGTAATTCAGAAGCTAAGAAAAAAATTTCATCATTTGGTTTTTCTTTAAAAGGAAAAGGTTTCCATGTAAATGATTATCCCACAGCAGATAGGTATATTGGACAGGATGCAGAGAAGAAATGGGATAAAATTTATGAAAGACAAAGTACAAAAAATAAGTTTAAAAAAGATGAAAATTCAAAACATCTGGCAAAAGTGCCAGATGGAACTTATTTAACAACTAATAAAGAGCTTTATAAAGTCAATCATAAAAGCGAAACAGAAATTTAATTTTTTATTTTCTCCATAGATGTAGATTACAAAATTAAAACGAAAATGTTAAACAAATTAAAGGAAAAAAGGAGAAAATAATGAGCAACGGTCCTTTTACTTCATATGCTCCCCCTGGTGTTTATACACGTACCATAACGGACACTTCATTAGCTAATTTACTCGGTGAATTAAGAATACCATTAGTAATTGGTGTCGGACAAGAATATAATCTTGGAAGAGATATTGAAATGGTTCGTGGTTCTTCTGCAGTAGCAGATAATCTTGTAACAAATGAAGATGTATCTAGTCAATTTACTGGTGCTAATCTAAACTTTTTTGTTTCTAGATATCCAATAGTAACCGGTGATGGAATTGGACAAATTTCTTATGATCCGAAAGATGTTGTGGTTAGAGTTGATGGAGAAAAAGTTGAAGTAGCACAACTTCGTGGTGATACAGGAGAAGTTATTCTGGAAGTGATTCCGTATCAAGATTCTATAGTTAAGATAGATTATTATTTTAAAAGAACAGATACAAAAGTAGTAGATGAAAATCTTTCTGCACAAGTTGATGGAACAAATAAAATATTCAAGACATTTAATAATCCAATAGTTGATGGAACAAATGGTGGTACAACTACAAACAATAAACTTGATGTTGTTGTCAAAGTTAATGATGCTGTAGTTGAAGTTGCAGAAGTTGATGGATTAGATGGTTTGGTTATATTAAAAGAAGCCCCAGCTATTAGTTCAAGTGTAAAAGTAACTTATTTTTACAATATGTGGCAAAATACTTATGATTTAACTCCACATCAGGGTATTGAAGTAATAAGATCAGTTGGAAATTCTCCTGGTAGAGCTACATATATTGAAGGAATAGATTTTATAATTCCCGAAACAAAAGATAGAATTGAATGGGGAAATGCTGCTATAATTTCAGCTGGAGTAATGACTCCCCAATACGAGCCATTTGATTCAACTCAAACAATAGCTACTTTAATTGCTGATAGGATTTATTTAGAAAAAGCTAGTGGAAATGTTGATGGTTTAAATAAAGCATTTATAATTTCTAATTTACCAACTGAAGGTACTGGTAGAGATAGATTAACAGATGATCCACAGTTTGTTAAAGCTTATATTGGAACAAATCCAACTGCAGCTTTATTGGCTGGAGAAGTTACTGTTTCAAAAGTTGATGGTTCAAATAGAAGTATAGAACTTAAAGATGCACCAACAATTGGTAATGTTTATGTAACATATTACATGAACAGAATTGGTGATGATAAATTTACATTGAAAGTTGTACAAGAAGGTGGAGCTGGAATAGGTAAATATACAGTAACAAGTAGAGATAATGGTCAATGTTCAAAAATACTTGAAAATTTAGGACTTTGTATTGTAGCAGATCCAGATTTTGCAAGTGATGGAATTACACTTATAACCCCATTAAAAACAACACCCGGATATTCAATTACTGAAAGAATACAATTGAATTTTACATCAGCTACTAGATTTGTTGTTTCATCAAATGTATCAGGTGGTTCTGGTTCGGGTTCAACAAGTGAAGGTTGGATTGGCCAAACATATATTGATGCTGTGACTGGTGTAAGATTTACAATTCAAAGTGCTGATGGTGGAAGTGTTGATACAAATGTCAACTATGCACCCGGTGATAGACTTGTATTTGATGTTGAGCAAGGTGGTCAATTCATTGTTGGAACAGATGCTAATTATCAAATCCTAGGTATCTTTTTCATAGTATCAAATTTGACAGATACTAATGTAAATGATACATGTATTATTGATACATATGACAAAGCCGGAAATGAACCAAATGTTGGTGATTTTTATTATGTTACTTATGAATATGAAAAAACAGATTATACTCCTAGAATATATTCAAAATTTGAAGATGTAGAAAAAAATTATGGAGTTTTATCAATAAAAAATAAGATAACTCTTGCAGCATGGCTTTTATTTATTAATGGTGCAAGAGCTATAGCTGTAAAACAAGTTTTAAGAGAACCAGATAAGGATAATGCCCCATCTTCTGCTTTTATTGAAGCTTTAGAAGAAGTTAAAACCCCATTAGAAGGTAATATTAAACCAGCAGTTATTTTGCCAATAACAACAGATGAAACTGTTTTGGAAGCTGCAAAATCTCATTGTGAAATTCAATCTTCAATGAGATATAGACAAGAAAGAATATGTTTTGCAGGTTTTCCAGTTGGTACAACTCCATATAGGTCAAAAGAAATTGCTGAATCTTTTGCTTCAGAAAGAATAATATTTTTATATCCTGATGGTGGAGTAATTGGAATCATTGATGAATATGGCGATGAAATAGAATATTTAGTTGATGGTTCATTTATTGCAGCAGCATTTACTGGTTTAAATGTAAGTCCCGCATATGATGTAGCAACTCCAATGACCCGTAAAAATATAATTGGGTTTAAGAGACTTAATAGAAGAATGGATGAAGTAACAATGGATGAAGTTGCTGCATCTGGTATAACAATTATTGAGGATTTAGATCCAAATATGAGAGTAAGACATGCAAGAACAACCAAAGTAGCTGATGCATTACTTGGTGAATTAAATATAGTTACTATAATGGACTATGTTCAACAAGTAATGAGACAGAATCTTGATAAATTTATTGGAGTAAAATTCCTTCCAACTGTTTTGGAAGAAATTGAAACTGCAGTAGCAAGTGTTATGAAGGCTTTGATAAGTGCTGAAATTATTGTTGATTATAAAAATATTTCAGCAGTTCAAGATGAAGTAGCATCTGATATTGCAAGAGTATCATTAGCATATCGCCCAGTGTTCGCCCTTAACTACATAGTTGTGACCTTCAGTCTTCGGGCTAACTTATAGTATTTGGTTGCAATAACTTATAACTTATTTTTTTATTAAAAAAATAAAGTTTAAAAGCTCTGATTTTTATGATATTATAAAATTATAAAATCAGAGCTTTTTTTATGGATGAAGAATTTGTTATTTGTTTAGAACGCAGCCAAAAATTTCAAAGTTTAGTTACTCATTTACCAAAACATAACATTACAATAGCTGAGTATAGAAAAAAATATGGTGTGGATGTTTTGATTAGATCAATTGAGTTAACCAAAAGAAGATCTTTGGCTCGTAAAAATAGAAAAGGAACTACCGGAAAAGGTGAGACAAAGATTATAAGATGCCCAATTTGTAGTTGTGAACACACCGTATCAAAATTTTTTGCTTTAAAAATGCATGATCCAAGATGTAAATATTGTAAAGATAAAGTTTATAAAAAAGAACAAGATGAAAAATTTAATGGCCTTTCTGAACCAGAAGATTATGTAATATGTAGAGAGTGCGGTAAAAAGCTGAAAATTTAACAACACACATTAATATTTATCATCCTGGTTATAGACAAAAATATCCAGATTCATTTGTAGTTTCTTTAAGATGTAATACACGGGGTAGAAAAAATGATGTTATAAAAAAGTCTGAACTTTTAAAATTTGCATTAAAAAATGGAAAAATTTCTATTGGAAAAGCAATAGCGAAATTTAAATGTTCAAGAAATATTATAAAAAGAGAATGTAAAAGACATAAATTAAAAACATTTAATAGAAATGTTAAACAAACTATTTGTTTAGAAATAATATCAAAAGCATTGGGTATGTTGCCTTATAAACAAGAATGGACATCAAAAAATTTTAAATCAAATGTAAATAGACCATTTAGATTTGATGGTTATTTTCAAGATTTAAAATTAATTGTAGAATTTAATGGATATCAACATTATGTTTTTCCAAATGTTTGGATTAAACACAAAAAAGATTTTTTAGAATTAAAAAATAGAGATAAGATAAAAGAGGAAATGGTTAAAAAATTTGGTAATTATCTTTATTTAAAAATACAAGAAAATGAGTCTTATGATAATATTAAATATATAAAAAAACGATTAGAAGAAATTGGTGTTAATATAAGTGGAATTAAATATGATTTATCAAAAAATAATAATTATTAATTTTTATAAAGTATATAAAGGAGAAATAACATGGCTGTAAGAGATCAACAAAGCTATATATTTCAGGGAGGAGCTAACAAGCAAGGTGCTGTTTCTCCTAATACCCGGGTTATTCATAGCACAAAAACAAGAGTTTATTCATATGATCCTAATGAAGGTACTAAGACAACTCAAATTGGAGTAATTAGTACTTTTAATCCAACTCATTCTAGAGCAGCTGAAGCAGTTAGGGGAATAGGTTTTGGTGATCAAATTGCAGAACTTGTACCAGCTGTATCAGAACCAATTACTATTTCAGTTGATAGAGCAGCTCTTTATATGAGCAATGTTATGCAAGCTTTTGGTTATAATGGTGGTATTGATGGGCTTGTTAGAAGTTTAAAACATCATAAATGGCCATTTGACGTAAAACAAGAAATTGCATTTAGTGAATTAACCGATAATGGTGGTTCATCTGCAGCTAGATCGGCTTTTAATGCTTTGATTACTTGGTTTGAAGCTTGCTGGTTAACTGATTATAACTATTCGGTAACAAGTGATGGAGCTGTAGTTACAGAATCAGCAACAGTATCAGTAACGGATATTCATGATGGAGTTTCTAGATTATTTGAAGGTACAGATACAGGTAATGCTTTTAAAAGCAAACGATTATATTTATAATCTGAATATCTATAGAATAATCGGATTTTAATTCTAGTTTATTTTAAGTGGGATAAAGTAGTAATATACTTTATCCCATTTTTGTTTATCCAGTAGATTAAGAATTAAAACAAGTGATTTGTACATATTAAAAGTGGAATAAAAATTTTAGATTTAATATTTAACTTAAAAATGTAAATTGAGGAGATTATATAATGGAAAAATTAGATAAGATTTTATCGTCTATTCAAGAACTTAAAAAAGTAGATAAAATAAAAGAAGTTGATTTAGGTGAAGTAAAGCTAAAAATTAAAGTTATAACTGTTGAAGATGAAATTGAATCTCATTTATTTGCTAAAGAGTATTCACAAAAATATTCTGAAAAAGATAGAGGATATGTATATATTCAAAAATTAAAACAAGAAGTTTCTATTAGAAGTATAATTGAAATTAACGATACAAAATTTGAATATGATTCTTCCGAAGAAAAAGAAAGAATAATTACGGCATTACGTTCTATTTTTAAAGTTAATGTCAGTGAATCAATAATTCATCTTATTTATGATGCACATAATGTTTTGATGCAATCTTATGGCACAAATTTAAATGTTGATATAGAAGATTTTTTAGAAGATGAAATATTGAAAGAAAAAATTAAAGAAACTAAAGAAGAAGAAAAGAAGGAAACTCTTAAAGTAGAAGATAATCCAAAATCAGAAGAAGAAATAAAAAAGAATAATCAAACTATTGAAAAAGAATTTGATACAAAAGTTGAAGATGGAAAAGTAATTGTAACTGCTAAAAAAGAAATTAGTGATATTAAAAAAGAATTAGAAGCCTCTAAATAATTTTAGGAGGCTTTTTGTGTTTAAGATAGAACAATTATTATTTAAAGGTTTTGTAACTAGAAAAATATGTATTAATAATAATATTATAATATTTAAATCTTTAAATCAAAAAGAAATAGAAGAAATAGAAGAAAATTGTAGTAAAGATAGAAAAAGTATTGTATATAATATTATTTATTCTATTTATAAAATTAATTCGATTAATGTATTGCCTTTTAGAAATGAATATATAAATGAATTATATGATGATGTTTCTAAATGGAATTTATATGTAATTGATAAAGTAATTTCTGTAATAAATTCGATTTCGGATTATGTAAATGGAAAAGCATATGAAGATTTTAAAAAATATTTAGATACAGAAACAAGTAAAGAAAAATTTTTAATATTTGAAAAAAGCAAAGAATCATTAAATGATACAAGACTTACATCTATTAACGGAACAGAATATTTAGGATTCAATGTTTTTCAAGAAGCTTGGATAAAATTAAATTCAATAATAAAATCAAATGAAGATTTCAAAGAGAGATGGGAATTAGTAAAATTTATTTGTACTCTAATAAATCCAAGAGCAATGAAAAAAGTAGATTTAGATGAAAAAGTAGAACCAGGAGTACAAACAATTGGAAGTGCTAATTTTTGCAGTGATTTTTCCACTCGAGAAGGTCTAGTAAAAGAAATGTATAGACAGATTAGAGGAGAAAAAGATATCCATGATGTTATAGTTGAAAAATATGAAAAAGCCGTTGTAGATGAAATTAATAAGAAGACAGATATTGAAAAAATAAAAAGTGAAGAAAAAGCAAAAACATTAGATTTAGAAAAAGGTGAAATAACTTCTGAATCAAGAATTGTAGATGTACATGAATTAAATGAAATGGTTCATAAAAGAAGCGAAAGATTAAATAACGCAAAAATAGAAATGAAAAATAAAGATAAGAATGTTGTTAATAAAGAGTTAAAAGAATTCAAGGAAAAACGTAAAAATGCCAAAAACTAGTTCTGAACATTTTATAAAATATGATTCTACTCTTAAGGAAGAAATAAGGAAAGTAAATGATTGGGGTAAAGCTATTGAATTAGTTTCTAAAGTTAAACTTGAAGATCTTGATAAAGCATTTAAAAAAATAAAGAAAGAATCTATAACTTCATCAATAAAAGAAGCTGTAAGAGATGCAAGTGAAGAATTAGAAAAACTTCATAGAGAATTAGCTGTAAAAGCAGCTGTTCCTTTTGATGAAGAAGAAAGATTAGAAAATATAAAGCAAATAGAAGAATTAGAAGCTAAAATAGAAAATTATCATAAATTATTTACTAAAGATAAAAGTGGAAGAGAAATAAGAGTCATAAATAAAGAACATATACAAGAAGCTTATGATATGGCTCTTGAGTATCAAGATAAACTTCAACAAAGAATTAAAGACGATGAAGATAATATAGAGGAAATGAGAGAAGTATTGGGTACTAAATTTGATAAAAAAATTAGAAAATTAGAAAAAAAGAGATATAAAGAACAATTGTCAAATGCTGTTAAAATAGAAAAAATGAGATTATCTAAAAGAGAACTCTTGATTAGACATGGATTTAAAGAAAGTGAAGCCGAAAAAGAATCGTTAAGATGGCTTAAAGAAAAACAAAAATTAGCTGGAGTTGGTTGGAGAGGAAAAGCTAGAGAACTTGCAACATCCACGAAAGAATCAAAAGTTGTTCAAGGAACAATGAATATTTTAAGTGAAACCCTATCTAAATTATCTGTTCCACTTGCAGCTTTTGCTGGTATTGGTGGGCTTATAGCTATGTTAATTGATGCTCATTCAAAAATGAAAAAAATAACTGGAGATTTTATATCAGCGGAACAAGCAAGTGGTGAATGGATAGATGCTTTAGAAGATCCCGCTAGTCACATAGAAGAACTTAATAAAGCAACTGCTAAAACCAATGAATTATTTTGGGAATTTGGGATAACAGCAGAAGATAACAATGAAATTCTTAAAGAACTTGGACAAGCTGGAGTTAGAGTTCATGGACAAATTGTTGGTGCTAATAAAGAGCTTGTAAAAACTATATCCGTTATGTCTGGAGTTACGGGTGAATCTTTACAACAAGTTTCAAGTACAGTTGGTGATTGGATGAAAAATCTTAATATGAATGTTAACCAAGTTCATGATTCTTTTGCTGAATTAGCAACAGATGCAAGTAAAAGTGGTATTGGCGTTAATAGATTTATTTCAACAATTCAAAGTGCTTCATCTTCAATGTCATTATTTGGGCAACATGTAATAGAAGATTCCATACTTTTAAAAAATATGGCAAGAACAGGTGTTCTTGGTGGTAAAGATTTAGTTGAAGCTTTTGAAAGAATGAGAAATTCTACTAAAAGTATGTCACGAGAAAATAAAATATTTTTATTCCAAATTCCAAAAATGCGAGAAGAAGCTTTAAGAATGTTTAGTGATGAAATGAGTGAGCGAGAAAGTAATTTTGAGTCACTTAAAAAAGCTGGTCGAAATCAAATAATGGAAAATAGAACACAATTAGAAGCTCAAGGAAAAAATGTAGAAAATTTGCAAAAAGAATATGATAATTTAATGGAAACTTTAAAAGCAGGTGGTAATATAGAACCACAATTATCAAAACTTACAGAAGCAATGCCAGAAATAGGTGATTCTATTAAAAATGTGAGAACAGCTTATGCAGAAGTTTCTTTATTTTCTAAAAAATTAAAATCAGCAAAAGGTGGAGATATTTTTGGTTTTGAACAAGCTATGGATTTTTTATCCGATGCTAAGAAATTGAAAATGATTGTTAAAAACATAAAATTAATGTTTGGAGTTGATAATTTAAATGAACTAGCCGGAGCTAATAGAGTTGTTGTAGATGAAATGCTTAAAAAATATGATCAAAATATAGATGAATTATCAAAAATGGAAGAAGGACAAAAACAATTGGGTAAAACGTTAGATGATATGTTTGATCAACAAGATAAAGATGGAAAGTTAAATGAAAATTTGCCATTGACATATAAAAAATTAGTTGATCTTGGAAAAGCAGGAAAAACTGCTAGTAGAACATTAGAGGATGTAATTAAAAATGGGTTTGAAACTTTAGAAAATAAAATTATAAATTTAATTACTTTTTTAGATACAGCTAAAATTGCTGGAATACGAGTTTTTGGTGGTGGGGCTAAGAAAAAATTTGAAACAGATTCAGCAACATTTAAAGAAGGATTACAAAAAAATAAAGATGAATTAATAGAAATAAGTAAAGCTATTGAAAATAATAGTAATAAAATAGAGGGAATGAAAAAAGCTGGTGAAAAACCAGAAGAAATAAAAAAGTATGAAGTTGCTAATGAAGAATTAAAAAAAGAATATAATAAAGCCGGAGGAAAAATCCAAGAGGGTATAGATAAATTAAATAAAGATTTAAGTGAAATACAAAAAACGAGTGTTAATGATTATAAAAAAGTAGTGCTTAGTCAATCAGAGGGGTTTTTTGATTGGTTTTTAAAATCAACTACAAGTATTAATGACAATCTTCTAGAAATAGAAGATAAAATAGCCGAGGATTTATCAAGTAGTGATAAATGGTATAAAAAAATAGTTGGTAAGTATATGAAATTTGAAAAGAAGATGAGACCAAAAGACATGCTTGAAAGAGCTGGAGGAGTATTTGGAGAACAAGCCGAAAGTGAAAAAATGCTTGAAGAACAAAAGAAAAGATATGAAATTATAAATACAAAAAGAATAGTAAAAATAGCTGAAGAAACAAAAAAAGAATCAACAATTAAAGAACCAAATACTGAAAAATTAGTTATGGCACTTGGTTGGGCTATTGATAAATTAGTGGGATTAATACCATCCGTTGTAAAGAAAAAAGTTGCGGAACATTCCTATTTAAATAAAGGTTAATTATGCCTTCTACATCTAGAATAGAAATGACAGAAAAAGATTTTAATGCACAGATGATGTCATTTCAATCTAAATACAAAGATTTAGTAAAAAATGTAAAAGGAGCAGGTCAGTATGCTGCTTTAAAATCTGGAAGTATATTGCCATTTACATTTATATTAGAGTATCCAAAATATTTGAATATTTCTGATATGCCAGCTTTAAGACTTGATATTAATCCCGAAACAATGGAAGTTGATAGAAAACATATTATTAATAGGACCCAAACATATGGTGGGTGGGTAGAAGAATTTTGGGGAATGGAATTACCAAGTATTAGTTGTTCCGGAAATTCTGGAGCTTTTATACATAAAAATTATGGATTGACTACAATTAATAGAAGAGGAAGCAGAGCATTTCAAGTATTTTTAGCTTTAATAAGAATAATGGAAGAAAATGCTTTAGTATACAATACTAAGGGGCAAGTTATTGGAAAGGGTGTAATACATCTACAATATGATAATAAACAATATACAGGCCATTTTGAAGATTTTGATTTTGAAGAAGATTCTGAAAATCCATTTTCTATGACTTATAGTTTTACTTTTAAAGTTGAAACAGACCCTCTAATGCAGGAGCATATTTATGCCAGTAACAGTGAATGAAAATCTTAGAGAAAGAATATATAATTTAACAGGCAGTATTGTAGCAAAAAATTCTGCTTTGGCTTTAATAGATGAAGAAACTGGAGTAGTTAGTTCTACTATAAGATCACGAAAAGAAAATATTCTTGGACTTATTCCAACAAGTATAAATAGTCCAAGAATTAAAATGATGGATCCAAATAAAAATATTCTTTACATATCAGAAAGTGTAGTAGATCAGTTAAATGAATTTTGGCCAATAATATTAACTGAAGATGATGTCAGAGAAATAATTAATATGATAGAATTAAAATCTACATATATTAATAGAGTTTCTCTTTTAAAATCTCTTAAAAAAAGATTTTCAAATGATTTAACCGCAAATGATGTTATTAAAACTACAAGTATTTTAAGAGGTGCAAGTTTATTATCTTCAGAAATAATTCAAGCTAGAGGAGCGGCTTTACTTGGTCAAAAAAATGCTGTTTTAGGAAAATTTGTATTGGGTGATGGAACAAAATCATACTTATTGAAAAAAGTAAAAAGTTTTCCAGGAATTACCCCAATGCAAGCAAGAGAAATAATGGAAAGAAGCCAAAAAGTTGACCTTAAATATGGCATGAGAGGTAGATAAATGGTTGCTATGAGACAAATTAAAGGGAGCTATTTGCCAATGACTTTTTGGTTAAGTGGTGTTAGTGCTATGGTGAATACAGAATCATATATTACTTTATTAGTAAATCCAACTTCTAAATCAGAAGCACTTTCAAAAGTTATTTCTGAACATAAAGTAAGACATGGATATAAGATTGAGCATTGGGGAGATAATTTGAGAAGAGTTTCTATGTCTGGTTCAACTCTTGGTTTTTATACTTCTAATGGTTTAACTAGATTTAGTGCAGAAAAATCAGAATCTTATCAAGAATTTATGAAATTTTTTAGAATATTTTTAAACAATGGAATAAATTGGGTAAAAGACCCACTTGGTGGGCAATATGTAATTTCAACAGTAGGAAGAGTAAATTTTATTTATGATAGCCAAAAATATACTGGTTCATTTGATAATTTTAAATTAAGCGAAGATGCTAAAAGCCCATTTACTTTGAAATATGATTTTGAATTTACAGCTACTCATTATGAACAAATTCCAAATACTTTAAGTTATGCGAGTTTTTAAAATATGGCAAAAATAGAACAAGCCCCATTTAGATTTGAAACTTCTAGATCTGAAAAAGAATCTCTTCAACTTGCTCCGGATGCAAAAGTTTTTGTAACTGGTCAAAGAGAACTTAAATATGCTGGTGAACCATCTTATAAAATTCCAGAAGAAGATATAACTGATATTTCTATAAGTTGTAATATGTTTTCAACTCCTGGTACAGCATCCTTTACTATAGTTGCTCCAAGACATGATGAATTTAAATATTATAATAAAGGATATTTTTTTATTTCAACTATGCTTGAAGTAAAAATTTACATGAAAGGTAGATTTTTAATTAATGAAGGAGGAGAACTTAAAGCTCCATATTATGTTGTTTTTTGGGGGATAATAACAAGTGTACAGAAATCTTATACAGGTGGAAATTTAACAATAAATGTAGAATGTGCTGATATGTTAAGATGGTTTGAATTGACTCGTTGTAATATTAATCCAACAGCTACTGGTTTGTTTTATAATCCAAAATTACAAATGAATGCATATACTAAAATATTTGGAAATAAAACTCCATTTGAAATAATATTGGAATTAACAAAAGTTACTTTATATAATTTACAAAATCCAACAAATCCTTTTTATACTACCCAAGGAAGTAATGTGCCAAACGGTGCAGCTAGAGTTATAATGGAAGAACAATCTAGACAATTAATAGAATTTTGGGCAAAAAGATTTGAACAAATAGAAAAATCAATGAGTATTATTGGTTATAATGGTTCAACTAAACAATTAGAAAAGAAAGTTCCAAATGGATTAGATAGTAATATTTTACATGAAACTGCTAGAGATGGTGGTGGTGTTTCTTTAAGTGGGGATAATTTGTTAGATAAATTTCAGCCTTATGCCCAAACCGGGCAAATTGGTTTATATGGTTGTGAAACTCAATCACATCTTGAAATAATTAATGAAATAAGAGATAAAATAGATTTTGAATTTTTTCAAGACACAAATGGCAGTATTGTATTTAAACCAAGATTTTATAATATGGATGTTAGAAGATACAAAAATCATGTGATAGAAGATATAGATATAATCAATGATTCAATAATAGAAAATGAAAATGAAATAGTTACAGCTATGGATGTTCGAGGTGTTATAGATAATACAATGATAAATAATCCTAGTGAAGAAAATTCTATATATGCGAGATATACTGATTATAAGCTAGCTAGAAAATATGGTTTAAGAGTACAAGAAAGATATAGCGAATATTTAAGAGAAGCAAAACAAGCTTTTGCTTATGCTATAAGTGAATTAGATAGAATAAATTCTAATGCCATTCAAGGAAATATTACAATTATGGGAAGACCAGAAATTAGAGTTGGGTATCCAATGCATATAGTAACTCAAGATATGTTTATATATGTTACAGCTGTTCAACATAGTTTTAATTATGGTGGAACTTTTACAACTTCAATAACTTTTAATAGTATTAGAAGGAGATATATTTCTGATAATGAAGGTCTTAA